GAATACAATGAGAAGATTGAATACAATGACCTACTGGAGCCGCATGAGCAACATGAGTTGATTGAAATGATTGAGCAACATGAGCACAATGAATACAATGAATACAATGAATACAAGGGGAAACATGAGCTGATTGAGTTTGAATAGATTGAAACTTTATTATGGACGGTTGAGAATATTATTAATCTTTAATTTTTAATTCATATAAAATATGTGAAATTTACAAAATCCTAGAGGGTTAACTTCTGGACTTACGATGCCAGCAGAAAGAAAAGCTGGTGAAATATTTATAAATGAAATAGATGAAAAAGTTTTTATTAAAAAAACTGACACTAGTTCATTTCAATTAAATACAAAAAGTGTATTTGATACTCATGTATTAAGTGCATTAAATACATCTCATGTAGTTGATGATGTTACAACTGGTGGTAGTGGATCTGTATTATCAGCTGAACAAGGTAAAGTATTAAAAGGATTAATAGATAATCTAAATACTTTAGTTGCTTCTAATGATGTAGATTTAAATGAAGTACAAGAAATTGTAGATTTTATTAAATTAAATAGAAGTGATCTAGATGCTTTAAGTATAGCTAGTATAGCTGGATTACAAGCTGCTTTAGATTCTAAAGCTACTGCTGCTGATGTATCTGTATTACCTACATATACAGTAGCTAATGCATTAACTCAAAGAAGTTATGATGCTAACGCTACAACATTAGATCAATTAGCTGATGTAGTTGCTACACTAGCTGCTGATATTAATGGAGGTTTAATCTGACCACAATGACCACAAGGTATTGCTGGTGCTGATGGTGCTACATATGATGATACAACATTAACTGCATTAGTTAATACTAAAGCTAATCAAGCTACTACTTATACTAAAACAGAGGTAGATAATGCAATTAATAATGTTGGAGGATGAAATATTACAACTTCATTAATTGCTTGAGGAAATATAACAGCTGGACAATCAATATATATAAATTCTACAGATTGAAAAGTATACTTAACTGACTCTTCAGATTTAAATAAATCTTGATTTGTAGGTTTTGCTACTGAAACAGTTACTGTTTGAGGTAATATACAAATTGATTTAGTATGAATAAATAGTAATAATACAGGATTAAGTATAGGTAGTAATTATTATATATCACAAGCTGCAGGTTCTTTAAATATACAGCATACAGATCAACATGAAGTAATTTGAGATTGATTTCAAAATGAATCATATTGACAAACATTTACTGTAACAGAAGCTATAAATATATCTAATATAAAAATAAGAGGTATGTTTTATCATTGAGTTGTAGTTACTTGTAAAGTTTATGATTCAGTAGGATGAACATTAATTAAAACATCAGATAATACATATACATGAAACTTTTCTGATCAAGATATAAACTATTGATTTAGTAATTTATTATTAAATACTTGAACTTATTATATTGAATTCACTATGAGTGATTGAAGTAAAACAAGAAGAATTTATTGAGATTCTACTGGTTCATATTCTAATTGAGTATTCCATAAAGCAAGAGCATCTTTTGGTAGTTATGATATGTATTTTGTAATTTCTTGAACTAATACTCATTCTTGAATATGAGCTATAAGTGTAAATCCTTGAGATAATTCAGTAAAAGCTGGTATAGCTATTACAGCAAATGAATTACTTATTAAATAAGTTTTAATAACTTAATAGATAATAGGTATACTGAAATAATTAATACAGAAATGTAAGAAGAAATTGTATATCTAGTTATATAATATAAGGAGAGTTAATTCTCTCCACATATTTAATTTTTAATAATAAAAAAATTATGTGAAATTTATGAAGTATATCTTCTAATACAGAAGTATATACTAAAAATGAATTTGATAATGAATTATCTAATGCATGAGGATGAATTAATACCGTAATTTGAACTGACCCAAATGCTTCATATTCTGAATGAGATACATTCATATCTTCTTCAAATACAGCATATTATTATGCAAATGTATGAGGATCTTTAAAATGGGTAAAAATGGGAGAAGTAACAAGTTTTACAAATCCTAATGATTTAGCTTAATAAATATAAACCATGAAACCAGAAATAAAATCATCTCAAATAAGAGATAATACTATCGAATGAATAGATATAAAGGATGGTACAATAAAATTATCTGATCTATCACAGGAAGTATTAGATTTTATTTCTGATGCTTCATGATCAATAGATGGATGAACTTATAATTAAAAAACTAAAATATGTGAATGAGGATAAATGGTTGACAAATAAAGAAAGAGTCAATCACAAATGACCAGTTCGCTGATGAATCATTAGAGATATCAGAAGAAACTGAAGAATAAAACTTAACAAAACATAAAATGTTAAATGAAGTATTCTGAATTAAAACTATATTAGTATATCTAAAAGTTATACTCACAGATAACTTCATAACTAAAGCTGTACTTGGTATTGGATTAAGTTACATGAACTTAGTTTATGTATGAAACGAAACCATAGTAAACGCTGTATTTATGTTATTTCTAGTTGATACATTATTATGATCTTTAAAAGCTATTAAATATAAAGTATTTAGTAGTAGAGGTTTTTATAAATGAATATGGAAATTAGTAAGTTATAGTATATTACTGTTTATGTGATATACAATGAACTTAGTATTTCATGTAGAGATGTTCGTATGAGCATTTGCATGATTTCTAATATTAAATAACTTATCTAGTATAGCTGAAAACCTTGAGGAATTATGAATGGAGATACATCCAGTACTAGTAGAATTTCTATCAGTACATAAGAATCAATTTTTAAAAGAAAAAATAACATGAATCACTGGGTATAAATTTACAAAAGAGTATACAAATAATCTTGAACAACTGGATAGATATATAGAACATATACCAAATACAGATATGAAAGATTTATTTAAAACTAAAATTATATTTTTAAAAAGAATAATTTTAGATATAGATAGTTTTAATACTACGAACACAAGGATGTTCAAAATACATATAAATTTATTATTTAAATCTATATGACAAGATCTAGAGAAAGCAATATTCTCATCATGAAAAGACATAAAGATAATAGAAAAATTCTGGGCATCTCATCAAATGAGATTTTGAGAATTATTAGAACAGATAGATGAAGTATTAAAAGATACTAAAGAAAATATAACAGAAGAATTATTTAAACAAAAGAAGGCTAATATTATAAATAAATTTTTACTTATAGTAATGGCGAATGTATCTGATAAATATGAAGATAATAACATTTAATAAAAAAAACTATGATTTTATTTACAATTACTATATTAACTTTTTTACTTATATTATATTTCTGAATTAAAGAAGTAATATATCTAGTTCATAATTGGAACTATATGAGTGAAGATAAAAGTAAATATAAAGCAAGTCGTTCTGAACATATTGTTATTATATCGTTATCGTTATTATATTATATAAATTTATATCTTTGGTTTATTCTTCATAGATGAATAGATCATTTAATTGAGATTCATTTTATAGAAGAATGAATATGACCGATATTAATATTATGAAATTTAGTAGCTGTAATGTTAGTTTCTCACCTAAGGAGAGAAAGACTTTATTTAATAAAGAATAAAAAATGATAGAATATATATGAATAGAACAAACTGTTATAATAGTAACACCTATAGTGTTAGTTGTAACAGAAATGATGAAGAAATCATTAGGAGGAGAATTAATAAAAAAACTATTACCATTGTTTACATTCCCGTTAGCGGCATGAATAGTTTATTTATTATTTGATTTAAGCACTAAAGATATAATGCTTAATTGATTCTTAGTATGATTAGCTGCTAACGGTATGTATGACAATATTAAATTTATTTTTAAATTAAAATAAAATGTGATATGAAGATATATCTGATACAGATAGATATAATCTAAGAGTATGTAGTAGAATAATAGATGATAGTTTATTAGAATTAAAATCTAATAATACTACGGAACAAAGAAAAGAAAAATTATATAGAACTATAGAAGATTGTAAAGACACTATTAATGATATAATATATTTAAATGAATAGATTTAGAAAAGCATTGATATGAGGTATAGCCATTATAGGCTATATCTTACTATCAATCGTATGATTTATAATCTTAGTAGGATTATATTTAGTTCCTTATTTGGAAAGATAATGAAAAATTTTAAAGTATGACCAGCTGTATGAATAGCTGTAACATTAGCTACGTACTGATGTGTTAAGAATACAATGTATACAGAAGACTATACAGAGAATACAAAGACAGTATGCGTAGAGAATCAAGAAAAGATTAGATGTGTATTAGATATACAAAAAGATTTAGTTCCTAACAAATAAAACTATGTGAATAGTAAGAAGAATGAAAGCATTATATAATCAAAACCTAGAAAAATTTACTAGAAATGGTTGTACTGTTTATACGTTATTAAATATAACTAGAATGCAATGGGGAATAACAGTAGATAATAAATACATAATAGATGTATTACAGGCTGCACAGAAAGATAAAATGTGGAATGAGTCATGGTGAGCATACTTTAAGTTTATATATAACTGGTATACTGGATGGTTTAAGAAAAACTTTAATACACAGATAAGTGTAATAACAGTAGATATTAATTCAGATGAATTTGAAAGACTAGCTATGGAATGAAAAGTATTTTGATTATGAATCTTATATACTGGTAAATGGTATAGAAAAGCTAGAGCTGATTGAGATATAACTATGGATGAAATAGAAGAATTTAAATTAGAAGACAATAAAAGATACGGACATAACCATGCATGGAGATATGTACCTCAACTTAAGCAATGATACATTGTAGAGACTTTATGAAGTGCTACTGATAAAACTATAGAAATGAATATAGAAGAACTTAGAGCTGCTGTAAAAGCTGGTATATATTATCCTACAGCTAGAACATTAGACATGAAAGATAAGTTATTAGAAAAATATTTAGTTAAATATCAAAGAAGAGAGAATGTATATGAGGTAGAAAAATTACCAGAAGCAGACAGAAAAGCTATAACAAAAGCTAGTAGAATGAGAATATTTAAAAGAATTAAAATATAATAAACAGGAATTGGATTTTGGTGAAGTATTTTATATAATAGTTTTAAGTGGTTGAGAGCTACTTGAAATTAAAAACTATAAATAAAGATGGCAATAATATTAAATCCACTAGAGTCTCAATGAGCAACTATGACGCAGGAGGATATCCTACATATAATAGTAACAGATGAGACGATAAGAACATTTGATTTGAATAAAAAGCCTGTGCGTGTATTAATTACCCTTAACTGATTAGAACAATGGGAATGAGAATGAGAGGATTATATTATATCTGAACAACAAATAATATTTCAATCGTGATGTAATTATCAAATATGAGATAAAATGTCTATAAGATATTATTAATTGATATATACAAGTAGAGAGATACTCATTTTAATTAAATAATTAAACATAAACATGGGAATAAAAATTGATGGTAATAGACAAATAAAAGCTGGTTCTATTACGAATAATGAGATAGCTAACTCAACAATAGCTTTAGCTAAATTAGCACAAGGTGCTGATCTTATTCTAAGAGATGGTTCAGTTGCAATGACTGGAGTATTAAACATGGGTGGTCAATTAGTATCTTCTGTAGCAACACCAGTAGCTAATACTGATGCAGCTAACAAAAGTTACGTTGATCAAGAAATAGCTAACCTATCTTCAGGGTTAGAATATAAAGGATCTTTAGATCTTTCTACACAAAGTGAAAATGATATTGCAAATGGTGGGCAAGGTGACTTCTATAAAGTATCTGTTTGAGGTACAATGTTAGGAGTTTCTTATGACGCTGGTGATATGATCATATTCAATAAAGCTGTTACTGGAGTACCAACTGCAGCTGATCTTGATAAAGTTGACAACACTGAAAAAGCTGAAACTGCAAGTACTACAAGTTATGCTAACACTACAAGTGGATTAGCTGCTAATGATGTACAAGCTGCTATTGATGAAGTTGAAGGTAGAGTTGATTCAGCTGAATCAGCTATTACTACTTTAAATGATACAGTTTCTGTTGCTGGTTCAGTTCTTAAATCTATTAAAGATAATGCTGAAAACGCTTCTAATTCATCAGATGTATCTGGTGCTACAGTAAAAGACGCTTTCAATACTGTTGATTCTTCTATAGATACATTAAACGGTGCTGATACTGTTGCTGGATCTGTTGCTAAATCTATTAAAGATTCTGCTGAAAACGCTACTTCTACATCTAATGTAGGTCAAGGTACTGTTAAAGCTGACTTAAATAAATTAGCTTCTGATTTAACTGCTGGTCTTAATGCTCAAAATGCTGCTAATGAAATTAGTTATACTAACACTACTAGTGGTTTAGATGCTACTGACGTTCAAGCTGCTATAGACGAAGTTGAAGGAAGAGTTGATACTGCTGAATCAGCTATTACTACTATTAATGGTAGTGGTGCTGGATCAATGGCTCAAAACTTAACTGACGCTCAATCATATACAGATACTAAAGTTTCTGCTTTAATTAATGGTGCGCCATGATTATTAGATACACTTAATGAATTAGCTGCTGCTATTGGTGATGATGAAAATTTCGTTACTACTGTTGCTAATGATATCACTGCTGCTAAAAACGAACTTAAAGGTACTGTTTCTACAGCTATGGATACAATGGGTGAAATCGAAACTGCGATAGGTGCTGTTACAGCTAGAGTAACTACTCTTGAAACTAACACTGGTGCATTAAGTTCATTAACTACTACAGCTAAAAATACTTTAGTTGCTGCTATTAATGAAGTTGCTAATAACGCTTCTGGAGCTACTGGTGATTTAACTACATTAACTACTGCTCACAAAGTAACTGTAGTTGGTGCAATTAATGAAGTTGACGGAAACTGTGATACTAACACTATTGCTATAGCAACTATTAACGGTTCTGGTGCTGGATCAATGGCTAAAAATTTACAAGACGCTAAAGATTATACAGACGCTGAAACTGCTAAAGAAGTTTACGCTGAAGCTCCTACTGTTACTGACGCATCTACTGATGTATCATTAACTAATACTCCTGCTTCAATTAAAGGTGTATACTTAAATGGTCTTAGAACTGAATTCTATAGTAATGTTGCTGGTGTAATTAGTTTTACTGACGCATTAGAAACTGGTGATGTTGTATACGTTGATTACGTTAAAGCGTAGTCCGTATTTATATACGATAACAAATTGACAAGTGTTCTCTCTACTTGTATATGTTAATTAATAACAAAGACAGATATGTATTTAAAATGAAATACTATTACTACTACAGCAAAAATGATTCAATACGTAATGAAACATAAGATTACTCTTTTAATTAAGAGTAAACTTATGTATCTAGTATTAAAGGAAAACTTTGCTAAACTAGATATAAGGATGATAGATGATCCATTAAGAGGTATAAAATGAGATGTAGCTATTTACAGAATAGATACAATATCAGAAAATGATTTAAAAAGAGTTAATAGATTATTAGACAATAAATGATTTAATGCGATCTATAACTCAGTTTATAATTTAGATATAATAGAAAATGAAAATAATAGCACCGATTAAAGTTGAATGACTTTCGATAACAATAGACATAATAGATATAGCTACATGAGAAACTGTAGATTCATGATCTATGTATGAATTAAGTTATGGACATTATGCTTATGAATTTGAATGATATGAGACTGGGCATGATTATTTTATTAGAGCTACAGATGGATGAATATATATATATGAGACAACTACAGGTTATGAGAATGTATTATCAGATAATATAGCATTAAAGTTAAACGAAGATTATAAGTCTGGTAAATGGACTATGTGAAATGGTATGGCATATAAAGGATGATGAGGATGAGATACTGTTATATGAGGTATTTCAATAGAACAATTGAATACATCTGTTGCACAGATCATATGAAGTATAGATAAATCTACTACTGATATAAAGAAAGATATTAAAGATACTAGGGTAGATATAGAATGATTATTAGAAATACAAGCTGATATAGAAACAGCTATGAAATTACAGAAGAAGGACTTTATTAAAGTTGATGTAGATTATAGTAAGATAATAGAATCTATTAATTGAATTAAGGCATCTATGAATAACGACTCAATTAAATGAGATATAAGAGAGTTATTAATAAAGATGGATGCATATAAGCAATTAGATATTTCAGATATAACAGAAGCTATAATAGCTAAGTTAGAAACTAAAACAGATACTAAGGATATCTTAGCAACTATTAAGAATAACTTTAAAGATTTAAATAATAAGATAAAAGATCTTAAAGAATTCAATGAGAAGTTAGATATGAAGGATAGGACTAAAGTTATAGAGGATACATATAAACTACTAGAGAACATAGATAATACATGAATGTCTGATATATTAGAAAGATTAGGTAACATATCATCTAGAGTTAATCTAATGTCACAAGACTTAGAAACTTACTTTGAGGAATAATTTATTAATAAAAAAACTAACAATGGAAAAATTAAACATTTATAAAGTATTAGCTTTTTGTGGATTTGATAAAAAAGAAATAACAAAAGAGTTATTAGAAAAAGAATTAAAAAAAGTAGAGAATCAAGAATGAGAAGTATATAATGTATATCATTATATTAATATACTTGTTAATACATTTAAGATATTAGATCAATTAAAATTTGGAGTACAGTTTGATATAATCAAATATTATAATGATTGAGGTAAATCACATGCATGATTTTGTAAAAAACTTAAATGAGTTAAAAGAAAAGATTTTAATGCATATTTAGAAGTATTAGATTTTATGTCAGAAGATAAAAAAAGATTACATGATTTTATGTTAATCTATGTATGATTATATTTATTAGGAAACTAAAACTAAAATTTGATTTATTAGTCTAATACTATATAATGGTTATATTATTATATAACCAAGCATATGACTAAAACAAATTACTGGAAAGAATTAATGAGTACTAAACAAATGTATAATGCATTGGAGCAATTAAGATCTGTTGTAGAGAAGAGATGATTTGAGATAGCTTATTCAGCTACAAATGATAACATGACAATATCTTTTAATATGGATAAGAAAAAAGTTAAGAAGTATTATAAGGATAAAGAGAAAAAGATAGAAGCATTTAGAGAAAGAAGATCTAAATACTTTGATTCATTACCTAAGAAAAAAAAGATTAAACTAGTTAGACATAAATCATAATATCTGGATACCTTATTTTTGAACCGAGACACATACTAATAAGTACTGTTTACTTTAAAAAATAGAGTTAATAAATAAAAAAATAAAATTATTATATATAAAATATATCATATACTATTAAATAAAATATAAGTCCACCCCCTATGGACTCCCTAAATAAATCAATTTTTGAGGTTCAAGAATAAGATATTTAGATATTATGAAAAAAAGATTTGACATTAGTTTAGTTATGAATATACTCTGTATAACTAAACGTCGAGAATTTAGTTACTCGACGGACTAAATCACGTTTAGTAAAAATAAGTTCTTGCAAAAGAACTTATTTTTTTTTGTTTAGTTATCTCGTACCACAGTATAAAGTGGGGTAAACTATATGGCACTAACTGGTATATAGGTAACTATCTAAGTAAACGAGTCTAAAGAATCTTAGGGGAGTATGTTAGTCGAATAAACGATAGCGACGCATATCATCAGTATATCGAGACTGAAGGAGAATAACCTAAACCTGTTCTAGTAGTTTATCCAATATGATGTTCTTAATGAACTGGTAAACGAAGTTTATGCCCACCTATATATATGAGGGGGGTAAGGGGGGAGTAGTCTTTATTACTCCTGCTCAGCATATCTTATTAGTAACTTATAAAGCAATATGAAAGAAATGACAATAAAAAGATTATGGGATCTTTATGGATTAAATAAAAAGTTTAATACAGAAGTACTAGAAGATCAGATTAGATTTATATTAGAAGAACAAGAAAAAAGAACACAAAAAAAAATCGCTGAAGCTAAAAAGAAAATATAAAAAAGTCTTGCAATAGATTCATTTTTGAATATAATATAGTTACTTATTTATTAACTTTATAAGAATATGTTATTTATAATATATGGATGATTATTAATATTGAACTCTTTAAAGGATGGTGATATTCCAATAAAGGAAGACTATATTTTTATATGAGCATTATTGATATCTGACTTATTAAATATATTTATTTGAATAACATTATATAATATATGGTTCGCATAAGTATAGAAGAAGCAGAAGCTTTATGATTAAAAGTAGAATCTGTATCGATACATGAGAACATGATTAATAATGCTGTTGATAGATGTAAATCAAAGATCAAGAAAAAAAATGAAGACTCAATACTCAAGAAACCAAAGAAGCCGAGACAGGCTAAAGAGGATACAGATGCTGAAAGATTAGCATGGTATTTAAAAAGGAATGAATATAGATTTGTACACACACCGAATGAATCTGGAGTAGCAGGTAAAGCATGAATGTTTGCAGCACTTAAGAAGAAGCGTATGTGATTACAAGTTTGATATCCAGACTTTACTATTTACATGAAGAATTGATGGACACTACATATAGAATTAAAAAAGAAGCGTAGCAAAAAGGCTGACTGAACTTATTACGCTTTGAGTACAGATGGGATTAGATGTAGTGACGAACAAAAGGAATGGATAGAATATTTAAATACTCGTGAAAGACATGAAGCTGAATTCTGTTATTGATTTGATGAAGCAGTAAGTTTCATTGAAGAGATGGAAAAATAATTATTAACTTATTATTATGAGTAGAGAAACGTGTGTGAAATGTGAACAGATATTTGCTAACACTTTATTAGAATCTGATAAAGTAGATATGGAATTATTTCTAGATTGAACATTAGATAGTATTAATATAGATACATCTGTCTGTTTAAAATGTTTAGCTAGAATAGTAATGAGGTATGATAATTAAATTTATTTATTAACATAAACAATTATGTATATACAAAAGTTTAGTGAAGTGTTAAAAGAATTAGATATGAATTTATCTAAAGTAAAAAATGATTACGGTAGAGAGATAGCTATTGTAGTTAGATCTGTAGAGAACTTAGATAGAATGTTAGGATTATTTGATTTATCAGATGAGACTAATTTAAAGAATGGAGAAGCATTAGCATGAGTTGTATCAGATCATATTAACGCTAGAGCTAATATGCAACAACCATGATCACCTATGGTAGATTATGAATTAACAATGATTCAATCATGGATTAATTATATATTCGATGAACTAGAAAGACAGAATAAACTATCAATGTTACCACATCAAGTTGTAACTAATAGAGCAGAGACTAAAAAAATTATAGCAGAACAGAGGGTTGAATATAAAAAACAAACAGAAGAATTAAGAAAACAAGAAGAAGCAATGAAGATAAAACAAGAAGAATTAGATGCAGAGGAGTCTACAAAAATTACAGAGGAGTCTACAATAAACGAACAACCTATCATTAATCAAGAAGAGTTATCAGAAGGAGAAGGATTAGATGTTAAAGATTTATAGAGGTGTGACAATGGGAAGTATTCAAGAGAGTACATAAGTATTATAAAGGAAAGAGTATATTAACATGAGGTAAAGCAGATCTGAAAGCAGAATGTTTTCCTCATCTTTTTCCTAAAGGAGCTTATCAATCTATGAAGTTATTAGATAGGAATATAGTATTAGTATCATCAGTAGAAGAACATGAGATGATAGATAAGATATTTAATTTAATAAGGAAGGATAGAGGTAAGATATATTTAATGCAGAGAATTAAACAGTGAGATGATTTATCATGAATGATAAGAGAATACTACGAGAATGAATTGTCTTTGTAGTATTTTCTCTATTAGCCTTCGGCACATCTACACAACTACTAAAAATTTTTTGGTAGTTTAGTCAGCTAACCAAATTTTATTTTAAATTTTAATTTTAATTAATTATGGCATTATGAGGATGGAAAGAAAATAGTGGGCAAATGAATGAGTCACCAGTTGATACATATCTTGAATTCGCACAAGGGGATTTTAAAGTATGGGATAAAGAGAAGAGTGAAAACATTATTCATTCATTAGATAAATTTATAGTATTGAATATTTGATATACTATAAAAGGGAAATTATGGAATGATGGTATTAGAAAATTTACTAATACATATTATTCAAATGAGATAGCATCATTGAAGAATCAAGAACTTTATGTTATTGATATGATATTTCAAGATGGGAAAGCAGTAAAGACTAAAGCAATACAATGAGTATACTCTATTATTAAAGAAGGTTTACCTAAATCAGCTAGATTACATACAGCTATAACTGTATTAGATCTTAATGATAATAAAGTTAAATCATTTGCATTAGCATGATGACATGCATTTGGAGAAGAATGAGTAGTAACTAAACTACAAGAATTTAATCCAGAAGCTATATGTTCAATTAATGTAATCAAAGGTTATGGTAAACAATGATCAGATGATATGATTACTTTAGCAGAGTTAGATGAAATGAAATGATCTGAAGCTTCAGAGTATAAAGCTAGATATAAAGTAATAGTAACTGAATGAAAGAAAGCAGAAACTGAAGCTTTAGAAGCAGCAGAAGAAATGCAAAAATCAGTTATCGATTATATCAGAGCAAAACATGAATGGTATAAGAAAGAATATTGAGCAGGGAAAGTTCCTCAATATGCAGAAGAACCTAAAGGAGTACAATCAGATGAAGACTTTGAGAAAGAAGTTAAAGCAGAACAAGCTGCAAAGAAAAAAGTAAACAATGATGAAATCAGTATAGAAGACATTCCATTTTAAAAGACTAGTATTAGACTAGTCTTTTTAGCATTTAATAAAATACAATATGAAAACATTTAAAGAAGTACATACAGATAGATGTATGGAATGAATAAAAAAAGCTTATAAAAGTATATGAAAGAAATTATCTGAAGAAGATGAATTCTTTTTTAGGATGATATATAAAACATGATTTGAAGATTGCATATGATATGAGTTAATGATGAGAAAACTAAAGATATAAAAGATACACATATTAGAATATAATAAACACAATATGAATTTAAGTTTTAATAATAAGAAGTGAATGGGTACTAGTGAACCATGAACAACTAGTGCTTGGTTTATATTTGATTATGAGGATATAAAGACAATAAACAATTTAGAAGAATTATTTAATATAACTATAGTAGAAGAAAAATTTAATGCTACAATTAATAAAGCTACTATAAATCCTATAGTTATAGAATCAACAAATGGAACACATAGATTTAAGTATGGTGAAGCTACAGAAGATTTATGAGATGTAGTAGAAGCTATGATTAAATTAGATATATTTATTTGAGATACGATATCATGATTAATAAGAATGGAACAAATAACTTTGGACAATTAAAAAAGTTTTGTTCAGATAATGGATATGAGTTATGAATAGATCTAGTCTATGGTAGATATGGAACTGATGATATATCAGTAACAGAATTATTATCTATCATAGAAGATCCATCATTCACATACATTAAACAGAATCATTGAGAGAAGTTACAAGAAGCATGTGATAGATGACATGCAGTACATGAGATGTTAGATAAGGAAAAGATAGATTATAAACATAAAGATTATTACAAGAGATTCAGAGAATGGAAATTATTATATAGTATTACTATAGTAGATAAAGAGAAGACATTTTACAAAGAATGAATTAGAGGTACAATAGATGCTATAACAAATTTATGAGTAGTAGATTACAAAACATCTATAAGAAAAAATGAGAAATATAAAATTCAGATAGCAGCATATTGTCGGTTGTCATGACTAAACAACTGATACATATTATATATGAATAAGAAGAAGTTTGAATTTATAGAGGTAGAGAATTTAAAATACTACACAGATATATGGCTAGAACTATTAGAATATAAAGAAACAATATTACTATTTAATAAAAACAAAGATGGCTAACGTAATGATAGGAGCAGCAATAGAAGGGAAAGCAAATAGAGCTATACAAGAATATAAGAAAGGTAATATAGAAATGTACAATAGATTAAGAAAGGAACTAGAGGACGATTGAATTATTATTTAAATAACTAAATAACATTATGAATTACAGTATAACACAGTTCTGAAAAGAACTAGACAAAAGTAAATATACATTTGATGAAGCTACTAAAACATTTAGTAGTAAAGAAAATAATCTAGTATTAGATTTCAATAATATAGATTGAGTAACATTTGATACAGGTTCTAGTTGTACATTTAATACAGGTTCTGATTGTACATTTAAGACAAATTCAGATTGTACATTTGATACAAATTCACATTGTACATTTGATACAGGTTCAGATTGTACATTTGATACAAGTTCTAGTTGCACATTTAAGACAGGTTCAGATTGTACATTTGATACAAAGTCACATTGTACATTTAAGACAAGTTCTTATTGTACATTTAATACAGGTGTTAAATGTAAATTTAAGACAGGTTATAATTGTATATTTGATACAGGAGGGAATTGTATATTTAAGACAGGTGAACAATGTGTAGTAGTAAGAAGAGATGTATATGAAATTATAGAATTAGAAGAATGAAAAGAAATAAAATTGAATGAATATGGAGTTAAATGATATATAGTAATAGAAGAAGAAAAGAAAAAGGTTACATTAGAATTAACTAATGAACAGTTAGAAAAGATTAAAGATTTAATTAAATAAATTATTAACTAGATGGAATATCTAAAAGAATATAAAGAATATGCTAGAGAATCTGATGAAGAAGTATTAGCATATTTAGTGGAAGCATTAATTGAATTATGATTTAAACCTAAAGAACCATTAGAAAAATTTAAGATATGGTTTGGTAAAAGGATCAAGAAATATAATATAACAGGAGAACAATTAGAGAATTGTGTAGATAATTATTATGATTACTGGAGTGAACAGAAAAAACAAATCAAGAATTTCAAGACATCATTCTTTAATAATCCTATGTTAAATAGATTTATTAAAGAAGAATATAAAATACCTTATCATGTAAAAGATATATAATGGAAATTATAGAAAGGATAAAACAATTACCTATTGAAGAAGTATTAAAACTATTATGAATTAAATACAATAATAGAAAATATTTATTTGATGATAATAAGTATAGTGATAGTTATACATATGATATAAAAAATAATATAGTATCTAACTTTAATCAAGCTAAGGAATGGAGACCACAAGGGAATCCATTGAACTTTTATATATGACATACAGGATCAAGTATACCAGATGCTATTGAATGGTTTAATAAAGCATTCAGTCTAGGGATAGAGGAACCAAGAAAACCTATAGAGAAAATGGAGGTTATAAATGATGAAGATAGATTAGCTTCATATTTATTTCTAAGATGAATAAATTATAAAGCATTACCAAAAGGTATAGTATGATTAACTAAGTCAGTGACATTCGGAAAGAATGCACCATCATGAGAAACACAATGTTTATCAATAATGATGAGAGACATTAAGTGAGAGAAGACATGATATCAATACAGGAGTTTAATATGAAAAGGATTTAATACTAATTGAAGTGATGGATTATTCTGGAGCTTTACTAAGGATCTAAAGAAAGATTATATATTCTTAGTAGAATGAGCTACAGATTTTCTAACACTAAGACAGTATACAGAACAAGTCATCTGATTTAAATCAGCATCAGCTAAGCCTACTGAAGAGATAGTAGCATTCATTAATAAATTTAGTAAGATATATTTATTATTTGATAATGATGCAGCAGGTAAGAAATGTAAGGAAGTATTCAAAGAGAGTATAGAAGCGGATATCTATGAGATAGAAGAAGAGGAAGATATGAATGAATTAGGTAAGCAATTATGAAATTGATTGGTTGATATGATTATAGCTTGATCGATACAAACTAAGGAGAGAACATTTGCATTAATAGATTACAGCGAATGATTAGATAGATGATACAAAGAATTAAAAGAAAGAACAGAATGATCAGTAATGAGTTGGTGATTTGAGAAGTTCGATAATCATCTATGATATTTATTACCATGACAACTAACAGTAGTATGATGAGTGACATGAGTAGGGAAGAGTACGATATGTAATCAGATAGCTAACAATGTAGCGAGACAATGATTCAAGGTAGCTAGATATTCATTAGAGGATAGACTAGAAGAGAACAGGATTAATGATATATACTATGAAGTTAATAGAATGAGAGTTAAGAGAAACGATAGGATGCCTAGCCATTCTATGTTTGAAGCTAACTTATTTACTGAAGAAGATTATCATTGAATACTAGTAAATATAGATCAAGCTATTATAAACTTAAAGAGATATAACTTTAATATAATAGACTTAGCACATAAGAAGATGGTGGACATCCATCAGTTAGAAAACTTATTTAAAGATGTAGTGATAAACAAATGAGTATCATTAGTAGTGATAGATCATTTACATTATGTAAAGTTTGAGAAGAACGAGAGACATGATTTAGCTATAGAGAATTTCATGCATCAGTTAAATGATTTACTTAGGAAGTATAAGGTTGCATGTATATTAGTATCACACTATAGGAAGTTACAGAAGGATGAAGATCCAGATAACAATTCATTTAAAGATGGAGCAGCTATAGCACAGGTAGCTAATAAGGTTATACATATATCTAACGACAAAGATGAAGTTAATACAGAAGCTATTAAATGAGATGGTAAGAGTGTTAAGTATATCATAACTAAGAACAGATGAAAGAGTTGGTTATGAGTTATCTTTGGTAGATTTCATAATGGTAGAATTATTATGTGAGAATCTACATTACAGAAACAAAGGAGAGAGAGAAAGAAACTTTGATTTAATAATAAATAAACTATGATTAAAAGTATTAAGGTGAATGGAGTACATGGAATAGATAGTAGTCTACAATTTAAAGATGCAAACATCTTAGGAGGTCAATCATTGTTAGGTAAAACAACTATACTTAATTGTATAATGGCTTGTTATGGTAGAAGCTATCCATGATATGGTAACTGATTACCAGAATGAAAAGTAGAATTAGAGACAGACAAAGGGAATGTTATAATGAAAGGTAAGAAGATAATAGGAGAGATAATAGATTCAGAGATTATCAGATACATATTACCTTGAAACTTTTTCAAGTTAACAAACTCGACTGTAAAGCAGAGAGAAATAATTACTAAGATATTAAATATAGATTGAGATGAGATAGAAAAAATAAACGAAGAGATAAGAAATATGGAATCAGAGATTAAACAATTTCATACAAAGAAAGATCAGATCACAGATGACATCATAAGAATAGAATGATATGCTGATAGTCTTGATGGAGCATTAGAAGAACCAGAAGAAGCTAAGTTAATAGAATGAAATGCTGATGAGATTAATGCAGCATATAATACTAGGATACAAAAGTTTAAAGACGAGAACGAAAGGATAGCAGAAGATAATAGAAGAACTAAAGAGATAGCAGAGAAATATAAAGCAGAAGAAAAGTTTCATTTAGAAACAGAGATACAAAGTCTTACTACATTAAAGATTAAGTTAGCAGATAAAGCAGCTGAAGCTAAGAAAGATTCTATGGAATATACTTGTGATTCATGTGGTACAGTTATCAAATGAAAAGACAAAGAAGAAGTAGTATTGAATCTAAGAGATAAATACAGAGATGTATTAGAGAAAGAAGCTGAACTAAAGAATAAGTTACAAGTTATTATATTTGATATAGATGAACATATAGAAGAAGCAATGGAATGATTAGAAAGAGAAACAGATTATAGATCTGATTACACATTAGAAGTAAAGAAGAGAGCAGAGATAATCTGAATGAAATATATAGAAAGGGATAATGCTGATTACGAAAGATATCTTAAAGAGTTTAAGGATTATCAAGAAGTAATTAATAAAAGAGAATCATATCTTGCAGAGATTAAGATTAAAGAAGAACAACTTAAAGACTTGAACTTTGTAAAGCTTGAGAAAGATTTAAAGAAGAAGCAAGCAGAGAGACTTAAGTTTAATACTAGACTAGAAGATAAAGTTAAAGAGACAGGATTAGATATAAGATTATTCAAGACATTAAAGAATGGGAACACTAGAGAAACATTTGAGATCTATGATGCAGAATGAAATCAATACGGAAGTACAAGTACAGGGAATGAATTATTTATAGAGATACTCTTAGCAAAATTATTCATTAAGTATTTAAAGATAGACTTCATTCTTATAGATCGTTGGGAAAGCATAGGTATCAACCTAAGGGATAAAGTAATCAAAGAATGTGAATGATTACAAATGATAGTTACTGAAGTAACTAAAGATAAAAAGATTAATTTAAATTATAACTTATAAAATTATGTTAGGATTAGAAGTATTAGAATGGTTAACTATATTAGGGGTAGCATCTATAGGAATGATAGTAGTAATATTATTTATACCAACAAAGAAAGAGAATGCTAAAGAACTTATGAATTATCAAACAAAGATTAATGATGAGGTATTCAAGATAGTAATAGAACATTTAAAATTTATGTCACAGTATGAACTATCAAAAGCATTATGAATAAGTCAACCATTAATATCACAGATAAGTAATGATGAACATAACATAAGAGAGAGTACATATAAAAAGATTATAGTATGAGTAGATAAATTAAATGAGATATAATATGATAGCAGAGATGCTATCATTTTTATTTAATAACTAAAACAATTATGGATTATATTACAGAGACTATAGATTATAAAGGACACACAATAGAGATTGGATTTGATCCAGACCCACAAGATCCTAGAGAATGGGATTGTCATCTAGGTACAATGATATGTAATCATTGAAAATATGATTTATGAGATGAAAAATTCTGATATAGAAGATGAAGTTTTATTAAAGATTTAAGAGAAAGATTATGAGTTACAGCTAGTGAATTAGAAAGAGATTACATAGTATTACCATTATACTTATATGATCATAGTTGAATAACAATAAACACAACTTGATACTGATGTCAATGGGATAGCTGACAAGTAGGATATATATATGTATCTAAAGAAGAAGCAAGGAAATGGTTTAATGTAAAAAGATTAAACAGAAATGAAGTAATTCAGAAATTAGTATGGGAAGTAAAAGAGTATGATGCATATTTAACAGGACAAGTATATATGTTTAATATATGAGAAGGAGCTTGCTGATGATACTATGAAGAGACAGATGCTATAGCAGAAGCTAAGTATGAAATAGATTGTAGTATTAAATATCAAATAGATAAACATATTAAATATATTAAAGGATGTATTAAATCTAAAACAAATATTTTATATCGTAACACTTTACAATTATGATAATTAAACTAAAGGAATATCAAGAGCAACTACCAAGAGAGTTTGCTGAAGAACGGTGTGGAGAATTAGATGACACAGCAGATCAAGAAGAACAAGATGAACATAAAGAAATATTAGAAGAATACGAATCAGATTTAGAAAGGATAGATCCAGATGGAGAACGTGAGAATCAATTACGGGAACAAGGATATACTAGATGATATGAAGTATGATTAAAGGATACAGATAAAGAAGTAGCTAAGTATTTAGAATCAGAGATAGAAGATTGTTATGAATACTTATTGCATAATAGAAATGGAATAGAAGTATTAGGTAAAGGATTATGTGAAGAAGATAAATGTAAAGCAGATGATATCTATCATGAGATAGTATCATTACCAAACAATGAAGAATATGAAGCTGGTAAGATAGCAGCTTATAGAGATATACTTAATTTATTTAACTTAAAATAATATGTATGATAAAATATTAGTATTAATATGAACAACATCAATAGTAATTTTATTTTTAATTATACTTATATTAAACATAAAAAGAAAATCAGTATATGATTATGAGAAAGAAATAAATATAGCATTCTTATGTATATTTATTATATTAACTTTTAACTTAATAATTTCCTATGTATAAAATAAATAGAGAGATCTATTATCAGATAGTACACTTTGTAGTACAAGCAATGTTCTATCCATGAATGGTAGATGATATACAATTAGAGATATGAGCTTGAGAAGAAGCTAATATCTTTTTAGCATCAGATGACAATGACATCATTGTAGATATATATAAAGATGATGAACAAATAGATTGAGGATGATGATGTGGTATGGAAGACTGGATTGAATTACAAGACAGAATGGAAACAGATATTACATTAGATCAAGCAGAAGCTATCAATTGAATGATAGCAGCCAAAGCTCTTTGGATAGAAGAGCTTTGTTATATTAGATAACTAAAACAATTATGACAGACTTAGAAATTATTAATCAATTACTATATGGTAATCATGTAGAGAAAAAAGATCTTATCTCAATAGAGAAAAGATTAGAACAATTATTAAAGGAAGTAAAGATTAGATTAACTTATAACTAAAACAATTATGACAGACTTAGAAAGAATATATGAATCATTTATAGAAGAGATGAATGATTACAATGAATTAACTACATTAGATTATATAGTTAAACATATCTATCCTTGATTACAAGAACAACTAGATACAGAATATAAAGATTATGTATCTATGTATGATGATGATCCAGAAGATATGTATGAACAAGATGAATGGGAAGATGATGTATATGCAGTAGAAAATGAAGATGGACTACAACAATATATAGATGATGATCAACCATTAGAGATAGAAGTATTTAGATCAGATAGGAATAGAATATTTAAAATACTATTAACATTTGGATGACCTAACATATGGGTAGAGTTAGATGAGAACAGGACATGAGTTATGTGGGAATGATACTGGTGATCAGATGAAGTAATAAAACATCCAAGCTATTTATATCAAACGATATATAATAAATATAATTTAGATTATTATGAATAAATATATACCAGTAAGATACGATACAGAATGAAAAGTTATATGTGAGTTATGTGATAAATCATTTAATAAATTATGATCACATTTAAGAATGACACATAGAATGTTAACATCAGATTATCGTAAACAGTTCTGACTAGATAGATGTGCTAAACTCATGAGTGAGTTTAGTATAGATCTAGCTAGAGAAAGAAACAAAGAGAACTATGAGTTAGTAGTTAAAGAAAACTTAATAGCTAGATGAGTTAAGACTAGATATAAAGAAGGAGATAAGTGAAGGACATTAGATAAGATGTCACCACAAACTATTAAGAGAGTATCTGAATTATATAAGACAGTACTATTTACTAAGAATAATAAAATGATTTATGAACAAGAAAAAGTTTAAAAAGATTATGATTACTTGGGAGGATACACCTAAGAAAAATAAGAAGCTAGAAAAATATTTTAAATGATTAATTAAATAACATGAAGAAAATAGATTTAATTCTAAAAGAATTTAATGATAATAAAATAGTTAAAAGAAAAACACTTAATGAATTATTATGATGAGGTAGAAATATCACATCACTTATACAAGTGTTACAAAAGAAAGGACATGTAATAGAAACTACATATGATACAACATCATCACATCCTATAGTATATACATACATAGAATATGTAGTACCATTCTATATAATGTCTAGAGATATAGAACATAGTTATCCAGAATTTGCAGAAAGAATAAGAAGTGAATATAATAAACTTATTAGTAATTAACAAATACATTATGGATACTAGACTAAGTTGAATACAACAATCACAAAAGATTATTAAAAAGAATTCTAAATGATTTAAGAAAGGAAGAGAATCAGTACAGATTACACCATGTGATTGTGAGGAATATAGGAAAGCTGAAGAGCATATAACTGAAGAAGTATTTAATAAGATAATAACTTTACTATGATGTTAGATAACTGACCACAATATTTATATTACCAAAGACTAGAAGAAGAAGCAGATGCTATAGAAGCATCTGCACTTTGTGATATACAGAAACAAGATGCATTAGAATATATTGGAGAAGTACAATGTTGTCTTAGAAATATATTAGAACTTAATTAAAAGATTATGTGTGATATAAATCATATAGATATAGAAGAAGCTTATAACAATTGAGATTTAAATAAGCTATCAGACTTAAGAGAAGAACTATGGAAGATAGAATACTTAAGTCAAGAAGCAAAAGATAGAACAGAATATATCTTATCACATTCAATGATAAGATTAGCTACAGATAAAATAGAATTATTAATAACTAATTAAAAAAACTATGAGAAAAATATTAACTATAATTACAATAGTATTATTTGTAATGCTTATATGATGTGTGATTAATAAGGCTCATGCATATACACCAAGTGAATTAAACTTTGAATGAAACAAATGAGATTCATATTATCAATCAACAAGAGATGGATCATTTAAAGTATCAGACTTTTATGGAGCATGGGATAAAGCTACAGGTAAATGAATTAAGATAGCAGTAATAGATAGCTTTACTAATTCAGATCATTGAGTAGGAATAGAATCATTAATCACATCATCACATAATGATGGATGATTAGTATGATATGCACCATGAGCAGAAGTAATTAGATATGATTACTGTAATGGTACATCATGTAGATACCAAGAGTTAGTACCTATACTAGATAAGATAAAAGCTAGAGGAGATATTAAGATAGTGAACTTAAGTGTAACATGGAGGAACAAAGAATATTCAGCTAAGCTAAAAGAATTAACTGATGCAGGGATAATGGTAGTAACTACATTACAAAACAAAGCAAGGATATCTAACTCATATCATTGTGAAGACAATAGTATTATATGTGTATGAAGTTATTATTCACATAAAGGAAACTTTATATATAAGAAAAAGTTCTACCATAATACAGAACACACAGAGATATTAGGTAAAGGATATTATCCAGACATGTTAGATAGAGATGGAACTATACATAGACAACCATGAACATCATTCGCAGCACCACAGATTAGTAGTGCTATAGCATTGATGTTAGAAGTAGATCCAACATTAACATATAAACAGATAAGAGAAACATTAATAAGAACAGGAACTAAGATGCCAGCTGGATGAGATGTAGCATTGAATATAGAAGCAGCATTAAATAGTTTATGAGGATTAAAACTAGGAGGAGACGAGGAGTCTACAAATGATAAGGTTCAAGAACCTATTGTAATAGAACCAACACCAATAGTTAAACCAACTCCAATAGTTAAACCAACTCCAGTTACTCCATCACCTAGTATAGATATGGAGTTAGCTACAAGAGTATTGAAACTAGAGACTAGATTAACAGATCAGAATACAGAGATAATAAAACTAAAGACAGAGATAAGTAATATGAAATGAAGATTAGATTGGATAGAGGAAGTTATCAATGGACTAAAGAATTTATTTTATTAATTCTGTACTAGCCTTCGGCACATCCACACAACTACTAAAAATTTTGTGGTAGTATTAACTTACTATCACATTTTGTTTTTATTTTAAATTAAAAAAGTCTGTAATAGACTTGTATTTTATTTATTAATCTATATAATATGAACATAGATTTTAAGAAAGTTGTTAACAAGGCAACAGCTACAGGATTAGTAGCAATAGTAATAGTATTTATTTGATATGATATATATCAAAGTAATAAAGAATTAGAGATAGCTAATGCTAAAATAGAATTAGCTGCAAGTGAAGCTAAGATTAAAGCGGCACAAGAATTATTAGAAGCGCAAGCTAAAGCTAATAAGAATAGTGACATAGAGATATTAGAAGGTAGAGCTAGAGAATCTAGTGAAGCATCTAAGGATCATATGAAAACTATAGAAGAAGCTAGAGCTTTAATTAAAAGTACTGAACCAAAGTACGAGACAGAATTATTGAGAAGTATATGTTATACTAATCAGATAACTAGAAAGATAGATTGAGTTGAATATAATTTAGAATACTGTAAGACAGATTCTAACTTAGAACAATTCAGAACAGTAAAGTAGAAACGGTACAGGCTAAGGAGACTGTACCTATATTAAATACAATAAGAGTTTACAAAGACAACGTCGACGGAGCGAGCGTTAGCGAGTGAGTAAGACAGCGTGCTATGAAATTCATATCTAGATTTGAATGATATAGATCTAGATCATATTGGGATAGGAAGCAACGGAGTATCTGATATGGTACCAAGAGTTATAGATGAGAAGAGATAACAAGAGAGGAATGAGACAAGCGTTTCATTCAACATTTAAATCCTCTCTATGAGCTTGTAAATAAATCATGCTACACTGATAACCAAAAGGTAGCTATGATATCGTATACGTACAATACATGAGCGTATGCTATGAATATAAATAGATACATAAAGAGATGTAGTATAAAAGATATTAAATATATCATGTGAGTATACTGATATAATAACAAATGATTAAAGAAGAGAAGATATGCAGAGCTTAGTTTATTTAATAAATAAAACTTATGAACAATAGATATATTAAATTCGATACTAAAGAAGAAGCTGAAAGACTTCTTCAGCGTATGGAAGAATACACAAGTATTAAATGGCATACTTGAAATAGACCTACATGATATACACATAGTAGATCTACAGGATATATTAAATTAAATTTAGATGATGAGATGATTACATATACATCAGAAGATCAAAGTGTATACTATACTGTAGGTTGTTATATAAAACATTATCTATCAGATCCTATAGAACAAGTAACAAGAGAACGGACTAGATTTAAAGTATGACAACATGTTAGATTTAAATCTAGAAAAAGAAATGAATGGAAATCATGGAAGATTATTAATATATTAGATTGAGGATTAGAATTACAATCACCATGAATACCTATTAATAAAGAAACTAATCAAACAAAACTAAATGATTTAGAATTAGTAAGAGACGATAGAGATATGGATGATAACTTATATGATTATAAAGTATGAGATATAGTAGAGATAGATGATGATTCAGAATATGAATGAGTTAGACTTGAAGTAAAAGAAAGAAACATAGAAGACTGATGGGAAGTATATAGATTAACTAATGAAGACTATAGAGTTACAAGAAGATGATATGCATTAAAGAAGTATGTAGAAACTATAGATACATCTACATCATACACTGACTCACCTGTAGTATCATATACAACAGATACTTATACATCATGATCATCTACTCCTACAAAAGAAGAGATAGAAGAAATGATGAAACCATTTTTAACACCTAAAAAGAAACCAATGAAAACATATAATGATTACAAAGTGGAAGACTTTATGTCTAAAGATAAAAATAGAAAAGCTATAGATAATGCTATGGAAACATTAAAAGAATATGATGCATTAATCTATAGAGCTAGATGAGATTTAATGGAAGTATGAACAGTGACTACACAAGATATATGTGACTTAGAGAAAGCTATATCAGATTTAGATATAGAAACTATACAAAGAATATTAGAAGAACTTAAAGGGACTAAAGAATATTTAGATACATATCTAAAGAACACTATAGAATCTGTAGGTAAAGAAGAGATTACAACTAAGAGATCTATAGAAGATAAATTTAAAAGATAAAACAACCATCCTATTAAATGGATGGTGTAATATATAAGAAGGCTATGAGTTGAGGCTATGATAATAATATGATTTTGATGTTATTAGTTATGGATACATAACAACATATAACTAACAGTAGCGCAGCCAGCATAAGCTATGACTCAACTTAGGGGCTGGACATAATAGTCAACCGACTTCTCGCATTATCGTAAGATATTATTATTACCTTATATATTACACCTTCTGTTTAACAGAAGCATATGAATAGCTGAAGAGCGATGAGTACTAAGAGTGGGGTAACTAAGTAATCGGAAACTTATTTAAGTGATCAAGTATCCCCATATCTATTCACGGTTATGTAACGAATAGATAAGATGTATAGTGAAACATAACAATAGCTTATACAGAAAACTTAGTTTTATGTTAATAATAAATTAGCACCATGAAGATAAGCAATAAGATTAAATGAATTTACAATAGATATATCTGATGATCAGACAATGAGAAGAGGATATGAAAGAACTTATTAGAAACTATATCTAGTAAGTTATGAATTACGTTTAAGGAATTAGAAGAACATATAGAACAGGAGCAAGAAGAAGACATAACATTTAAGATAGGAGAATGAGAATCAAAACTCATGACACAAGTAATCTTTAAAGTGACCAACAAGAGAGACATCTATTTAGATAATGATCTAACTAAAGTAACGGTGTCTACAATAAAGAGACGAGCAGAAGAAATAAGAAAGCAATTTTGATTTTACAATATCTTATATCAGAGAGAAGAGAATAAGATAAGAGAGAAGTATGATAAGGAATTAGAATTACTGATGGATACATTCATATACAAGCACAAGTTATTCTGAACGGAGCAGACAGACAAGACAGAGTTAACACCAGAACAACTAAAGAGACACAAAGAAATATCAGAGATGATGAGTAGTCTAGATAACATAGACTATGAATGATCAGATAGAATATTAGATAACCAATAATAATTTACTAACTAAATTATGAATAAAACAAGAGAAGCTATAATAGAATTAAAATAATATCTTGTCCTTATATCTGTAAGACTGATAGTAACAAGCGAGGTGAACGCCGCTTATATTTCATATACTTTCAGATAAGTATATCGGTCTACAATATAAAACTCTTGGGACAATAAACATAAAGAGATACAAAGAGAACACAGCATAATGTGTTCTCTTTTTTTTTAATGGAGGACTTATTAAAACAGGCAAGCCAGCATCCACACAACTACTAAAAATTTTATGGTAGATTAAACTCCTGCCAATATTTTATCACTAATCAATATGATTATGACAAATTCAAAAGGGTACAATAGAGAAAGCTTATCTAAAATAGCAAGTGTTAGACATATATCTAATTTAGATTTAGTAATATCTAAATTAAATTTAGATATTACTAAAGATGTGTTTCCATTTCAATATGTTCAATCTAATTGAACATTAGATGCTACAATTTATTGTAACATCAAAGGTAAAGCATCAGGAAATATCTTATCATTCAAAGTGTATGATAAAGATAGTAAGTTTGTACAAGGTTACAAACAAGGTATAGATAAAAAAGAAGCGCCAGTATTAACTGTGGCTTGAGAATTATCTACATTAGTAGAAAGCTTAGAACCATTTGGTTCAAGCGCAATGAACGCAGAAGACTTATAGTCTTCTTGTGTTCTTACTTTAATTATTAAATAAATAAATTATGAAAACTACAAACACAGCTTGAAGTTCATTAGCTAACTGATATAAGAATTACAGACAAATGTCTGCTAATCAACAATCAGAAGTAATGAGAAAAATGAAAAGAGATTGACTAATATAGTCAGTCTCTTTTTTTTTGTATACAATGGAGAACAGTTTACAAGTCTACAAGTAGACAAATAAAAATAAGGAAGACAAATTAAAATAACCCCCTAGCCCCCTTCAAGAAGGGGGGATTAAAATAAGGAAGACAATTAAAACTTTAACAACTCGAACAAGTCTCGTTGTTAAATAGCTATAGGCATAAGGAAGGGGGACTATTAAAATAGGATCAAAGATCCAACACTTACACAACTACTAAAAATTTTATGGATAGAAATATCCATTTATATATTAATAAATCATTATGAAAAAATATTTAAAAGATATTCTTCATAATGATTGAAGAGAGTTTCAAACTTTCTTCAATCATTACGAAGAAGCTTATGGAGAAATTAAATTTTCTCCAGAAGAAGAAGCTGCAATTTATGCAGCTTCACTAAATGCTCAGCAAGAAATTGCTGAGTATGAATCTCAATATGGTACACCTGTGAATGCAGGTTGTACCTACCAAAATATTAATGAGCAACTAGATTGCTCATTAAATATAATAAGATTAGACGCAATCAAGCGTCTAGAAAGTACCTGCTAATAAGTAGGTACTCTTTTTTTTAAAGAAGCCTACGGCAATCAACACACAACTACTAAAAATTTTATGGATAATATTATAGTACACTAATACTGTACTAAGTAATTAAGCTACTATATTATCCACTTATAATTTAATAAAAAAAAGTTATGACAGCAATAATACTAATCATAGTATTTACTGTATTAATCAGTAAATACTATGAAATAAAAAGTGATATCACTGGTATATTCCTTAGTGGAATAGCCAGTGCTATCACATTGATGATAGTATCTACAGCAATGTAGATACTATCATCTTTTTTTTTCGAAAGAAAAAGGAAGATCATTCCAGACAACATCAGACTAAGCTAATCGCTTAGCCATAAACAAGGAAGACTACAATCCTTCCCCTACCCGAACCTAAATAAACTAACGAGCCCTAGTGGCAAACAACGAACCCCCTACTGAATGTAGTATACACAGAACCCTAATAGAAGAGTCCAGAAAAAGAAACACAATAAATTAAGTTAAAGCTACCAGCAAGTAAAGACATCCCAGAAAATCCTATCCCGATATTAATCCTACTATTGCTATCCTAAGACTAATGAACTAGAATAAGTTCTATGCCTAATCAGAAAACGAATCGGAACAAACAATAAACAAAAACAAAATAAAAAAAAGCCTTGCTTTTTTCCAGCTATTCTATATAATAGATAGTAAGAAAAAAGCATAAATCAAATAGCTAAGAATTAGCTATCCAATCAAAAGACTTCTTATTAAGAGACAAGAATATATAATACAATTATATAATTCTCCCCCTCTCCTAATAAAAAGTCTTTTTATTCCCCAGCTATATTATTTATATCAGATATATAATATATCTAGTATTATATCATAATACTAATAAATAATATAATAATAACATATATATACATATATATAAAAAAACAATAAACAAAAAAAACAAAAAAAAACAAAAAACACCAAACCACCACCATAACAAAAAACCAACACAACACACACTACCCGAAAAAAAAAAAAGTCAATACGACAACAAACCGCTAACCTAAGCCAACACAACACTATACTCACAACATACACACAACAACAAACACAACACAACACAACACAACACAACAACACACACAACACAAACACAACACACACACAACACAAACTAATACCTAACCTAAGCCAACAACAAACACACACACACAAAGAAAAAACAAAATAAAAAATAAAAAAAAACAAAACTCAAAAAACAAATCAAAATAAAAAAAGGTGATGGTGTTGCTGTTGTTGGGGGGTAATCTGTCCCAGTAGTAGTTATAGTATAGGGGTACCCCTTACATCCAATACTACCTTTTATAAGGTTTTAATAAGAGAGATAATATAATGTCAAGGGATATACATTCGCATGTTATAGCCAAACCTGTTAAGTTTTACAGGGGTATAGATTAAACTCTGAGTATGTATAATATAGTTTAATAAAAACAGTAATGGCTTTCTATAGCCATAGTATAAATAAGGACGGATAAATTAGTAGAGGAATAGTTAAGATTATATAGAAAAGTTAGAAGGGGGTTAAAAATATGTCAGTGGAGGGAATGGCTTTACTAAGGGAATGTCATAAATTGACTAGATATGTAGACAAAATGCTGATGGCTTATTTAAAGTAAAGTTGTACAGTTTCATAGGGGTAAACATTAAAACTTATAAAATAGATATAAAATACTTTTATGTCTTTTTTTCTTGACATTATGTCAGTTATGAATAAACTGTTAAGTGAGAAATAAAAAAATTTCTTTTTATATTTGTTAACCTAATTTCTTTATGAAAATAATATTTGGGATATTGAGTTTATTGATAGGTATATGATTATTTTATACATGAATGTATGTATTGTACATGCAATCTGGAGAATGGTATGGTGGTATTAATGTTGTTATGTCGAGTGTTTTCGGATGACTATTTACAATATGATGAGTAGCATTATTAGGTATATGATTTGGTGAATAATTTTTGAAGGAGGAAGATTGACAGAAGGTAAGAATTTAAAATATATAACTAACTAAATAGAAACCTTATGAATAAAGATATAAGAGAATTAATAGAAAAAATAGCTGATTTAAAATGAGTAGCAACAATAGTTAATTTAAAATGAAATACTTCTTATTGAGCTAGATTAGAAAAAGAAGCAGAAACATTAGAACAGCTATTGGATAAATATTTAAATAACTTAATAAAAGAATAAATGGTAGATACAACAGTATTAAAGAAGAAGTATAAAGATACTTTTTATGAATGAGGTACATATCCAGAGATGGAGTTTATGAGTACATGATTTCCTAATTTGGATTATGTTACAGGATGAGGGATACCTATAGGTAGAGTGGTGGAATTATTTGGTAAGAATGGTTCTGGTAAGACTACATTGGCTATGCAGATAGCAGAGAGATATACAGATAAATGAGATAAAGTTTTATTTGTAGATACAGAGAGGACATTTCCGAACAGACTTTCTAATGATCTAATAGATGTACATGAACCAGATTGTTGAGAGGATACTGTAGATAGAATAGTGGAAGGTATAGAAGGTTGATATAAATTGATTATATTGGATAGTGTAGCAGCTACGGTACCGATGGTAGAGTTAGATACATCAGCAGATCAGATGAATATAGGTAAGCAGGCAAGGCTTATGAATCGTATGATGCGTATGGTACCGAGTAAATTGAGAACACATTGAGTTACATTATTATTGATTAATCAGTTTAGGACAAACATAGGGGGGTACTGAAACCCAAATCAAACTACAGGAGGTACTGGTATTGCATATGCATGTAGTCTTCGTATGGAGATTGCTACTAGTCCGAAGAAAGATTGGATATTAAATTCAGATGGAGAGTTGGAGTTGAAGCCAAGTAAGATTAAAGTTATAAAGACTAAAATGAAATGGTGAAACGATGAATGAGTATTATATTTATGAGCTGATGGTAGATATTCAGAATTAATGGATACATTGATCAGTTGTTTGCAGTATGAGATTATAACAAAGAAATGAGCATTTATAAAGTATGGAGAGGATACATTATGACAAGGTATGATAAAAGTAGCGTTATATTTAAAGGATGCACCAGAGATAGTAGCTGTATTAAAAGAACAGTTACAGGAACGCTTAAAGATAAAGGTTGCATGATCATGAATGTTATTCAGTGATCAAGATACTAAAGAAGTCTACAATAAGCTTGTAGGAACTTATAATAAGAAATGGAAAACTACTTTACAATTAATTAAATAAACAATGTTAAATAAAGAAATTTTAAATAAAGAAATGGATTCAAGAGTTGAACAATTTAAACAAGAAAATTTAGAATCATTTAAAGATTTTTCTAAAGAAATGTTATCTATCTTAGATAATACTAAGAGATTAAAAGAAGAAGAATTAATAGATATGTTAGTTATATTAACAGTAGAGATATATGATAAATGAATACAATCATGAATGAGGATACAAAAAATGAACGATAAACATAAATCACAATAAACAATTAGAATTTAATAAATAAATAAAAAAATGGAGATAACAATTAAAACATTAGATTTAATAAATAAATCTATAAAAGAAAATCCAGAAGTTGATGCGAATAAAGTATCAGATGGATATCATACATTTGGAGAATTATATAAACATAGGATACATTTATTTATAGCTTTATGTTCTGTACTATGAATAGGAGAACATCCATATGATAATATTAAGGTTATAAAATCTAAGTTACATAATGATGGGACTTGAATGGAGTGATGGTTTATAGTACAATTAATAGAATTTAATAGATATACACGCAAAGAAATAGAATGAACACAGATTAGTTATCATTTACCAAATGAATACTGGGATAAATGCAATCATATAGAAACATTACCAAAAGCAAATAAATGGGATTGACATTCATCTGATGATGTATTAGAAAGATTATTAAAAATATAACAAATAAAACAAATAAAACAATGAAGGTAGTACTAGAAATAAAAGATAAAGATTTACAGAGAGAAATCTTTGAACATATAAAATGACAACCTATCTGATTTAGTTTGGAATGAATCATGGAATATTATGATAGGACAGAAAGAACTATACATAGATGGATAAATGCAGGTAAGATTAAAAAGATAGATTGATTTTATTATATAAACAAAAAAAACTAGAATTATTCTAGTTTTTTTATTTAGCATTAAAATTAATTTCTTCTTTCAACATTCTACTGATCCTAAAATAAACTCGTTTAGTAGTCATATTCTTAACAACTTTATTATATTTCAAAGAATAGATATGTTTTTTGTTATGTTCACGTGCTTGAAAAGATCATATACCGTCAAACACTACTCTATTACCTTGTACGAGTTCGTATTTCATTTCCCTTACAATGTATCCTAAAATCTTTTTTGAGTCTTCTAACGGCACATTAAATGACTCAGAAATTCTTTCACTGAAAGTTTTTAAATTAATTGTAGTAAAATCGTTCATGTATATATTAATTATATATTAAGATCTCTTTTCAGATTAACTGAAGGTTTAAATTTAGTTCTTTTCAAAGCTTTAATAATAATAGGTTTCTGATTCTTTGGATCAGATCATTTTCTTTCATTGATTTGTACTGAACTAAAAGTTCAGAATCAATATAGGGATAAATGTTCACCAGATATTATTATATCAGATATATTATCAAATATGGTATTAACTATTTTTTTCATTTCTGTTTGAGATATATCTAATTCTTTAGATATATGTTTAACAAATTCTGCTTTATTCATTGTAGTTTTATTATTATATAATTTAAAAGAGAGTACAAGCATTGTATATAATAAGCAAATATGAGTCTAATGCAAATTAAAATTAAATTTTAGCTTGTAATTTTTCATTTATTGTATATATTAGTAGTACGCAATTTAAAATTAATTATATAAAATATGTTTTATGATGTTATTAAAGCATTAGCTTTAAAAGAATGAGTAAAAAACTTTAGAGGAGTTCCTACTATGTATGAGATTAGAAACTTACCTACTGAAACTAGGGATGAAAAAATAGCTGTAATTATAAAGTTGATACAAGTAATAGAGGGTATATGATATACTAGATCATATAGAGACATTAAACTAGTAAAGACATTTAATGAAAAGCTATATAGTCAATCATTAAGTAATGCTATCATGTATGCATCTAAACCTAACTTAGCTATATGAGGATTATTTAAAGCATTATGTATGTTATGTCAAGATGTTAATCATTGATTTAATATGAAGACATCTAGTAAAAAGAAATTAGAAGCTTGTTTTGAAAAATGAGAATATGATGAATATTTTGAACATAGATTAACTCAAGACGAGAAGAAGAAGTTAGATACTAGAGAATTAGACGGATTAAAAGATTTAGATTGGAAAGCTATGAGTTTTCTATTTAAATGAGTTAATGGTCAAGATATAAGTATAACACGTAGGCAAGAAGCTAATGTAATAAAGAATGAGGATATATTCTTTATTATAAAAGATTTAGAAAAGAATGAAGATCAGCAATTTATATTAGATAACATAGAGAAAACAATATCTAGAACAAGAAGATTTGTAGTAGTTGATTTATTTATAAGTATTGTATTTAAACAAACTATAGATAAGTATAAAAGATTAGTAGAAGCCAAGAAACATATTGAAGGATATAAAGAAGTTGAAATTTAATATTTAACCAGAAAGGAGTCTATGATGAAAACTAAAATACTATTAGAAAGTAAGTTTAATATAGAGCAAGAAATAGGAATAGAAACTGATTTAATAAGTATACATCGCTGCAACATAGATAATATGTTCGATAATTGAGTAATAGTATTAGACAAATACGCACAAATCCTTCAGCAAATGCATGAAGGAAGGTGAGTATTCGTCAATACTATTTTTTCTTTTCTACGGAAATTGGAAAATAACTGACATTGATTATACTATAAACAACTACACACTAAATTAGTATGTAGAATTAGGGAATACTTGAAAAGAAATAACTTCAAGATTTACTTATACGATTGTAAACCAGAGATTCAAGAATATCTGGATATACAATGTTTTGATTATGAATTATTTGATACTAGAGGTAACCTAGTTAGATCTATTATTAATAACATAAGCATACAAGATACATTATTTTAATATATAAATATATATAATATGTCATTAGAAGACAAGAACATAAAACAAGTGCAACAAAGTACAGCACAAGAGCTTCCAAAAAAGGAAGACAAAGAAACTAGTTGGGGAGAAAAATATATATATGGAGAATGAGAAAAGTCATTATGGAGTAATGTTAAAGAAAATTGGGAAGAATCACCATTATCAATAATAACGGATGTTGGATATTGAGTAGGTAATGTATATGATTTAGTAGCATGAGACGATAAAGAACAAAGAGAAGCTTCTCAAAAGATAGATAATTATTTTGGATGATTATCTAATGTAGGTGATATGTTATTTAAAGATGAAAGTATTTCTTTAAGTAAACAAGAAGATGATAGGACTAATAAGATTATGCAATATCAGAAAGAGAAAGAGATATGGAGTCCACTTGAAACTATATGAATTACATGATGACCAGAATACATTAAATGAAATCAAGAAGAATTATATAAAGAATTAGGGGCATTTGAGGAAACATCGAAAGCATGATCTGATTATGAGAAAGAATATCAAGAAACAGTTAAAGATAAATATGATGATTTAATTAAAAGACAAAATAAGGAATTTAATGATATGGTATCTGCTCAAATAAAGAAAGAGATATCAGAATATAAGTTAAGTAGTAGTTTAGAATCTAAACAAAGAAGAAGAGAAGAGATTAAATGAGAGATAGAAACTAAGGTAATAGATAAATTTAGATGAGAATGGGATGAATATGCTAAATGATATAACAGTTTTTTAAATAAAAAAAGGAATGATATAGCTACTAGGTATGTAAAACCACAAGAATGAAAGAACGCATATGAGACATATGCTAATTTTGAGTCAGATGCTGCAGGTAAAGCTACAGATGATTTAATAAGAAAGGAGGTTATACAACCAGAGAAGGAGAAATTAATGAAAGAGTTTAAATATTTATATAGAGATCATGATAAAGATAAAGATTGAGGTGATTTAGAGATTTATTTAGAGAAGGTAGCGGATGTATACTTTGAAAAAAGGATGCGTGATGAGAAGCATTACTATGAAAGTTTAGCTATTACTAAAGATCCAAAAGAAAGAGCTAAGATGAAGTCTGTATTATTTGGACAAAAGACAGCAAGGAGTAATTATTTTAGATGAATAATGACAGAGTTTCATAAACAATCACAAGAATCACGTAGTAAATGAGGAACTAAACCGTTTGATGATATATTAAAGGATGCATATAAAACTGAATTTGATAAAATGTCAGAATGGGATAAGTCGGAATTATTAAAAAGAGAAGGTACAGATATAGCGGCATCTATGTATTACAATAATATAGAGATGAGGAAAAGAATATGACAAATGAATAATGCAGATTGAGTAGTAGATACTATAAAATACTTTTGAGCAGCTGTATGAAATGGGATACAACAAGCTTTTTCTGGAGCAGATATGATATTTGGAGCTTTAGTATGATCTAATATAGCACAAGTTAATCCAGTATTAAAAAAAGATACGGATTTTAAAAAAGTATATTGAGATGAATATGAATTAATGTTAGCTAACACAGGGGTTATTTGATCATTAGCTACACACATAACATATAATGTAGATGATTTAGCAGAAGTAGTATTTGGTTTATGAAAACTAAGTAAAGCTAATATAGTAACATGAAAGATAGATAAGGTAAGTAAGATGTTAAGGAAACAATGAGAGATAGCTAAACAAGCAGATATAGTTAAACCTTTATTATCATTAAATAAGGCTAAAAGATTAACGATAACTTGAGCAAAATGATTAACATATTGAGCTAGATGATTAAGTGAAACATTAGCAGGTAGTGCTATAGTAGATAGACATTTAAGAACTGTAGATACAGATGCTAACGCTGTAGTAAATCTAGTATCAGATACATTTTTTGAACCATTCATGGCTGTATTAGGGGCAGGATCTAAGTTTGTATGAGAAACAGCAAGAGTAAAATGAGCAACTTCGGCAGTAAAACATTTAGCTGAATTAAATCCATACTATGATGCGGTAACAAGTTTTTTAACTTGAGACGAAAATATGAAAGACTTAGCATTATGACTTGTAGAATATGAAGCTAAGAAAGGAAACGCTATTACGGAGAAAGATGCTAGGTCACAAATATTAAATGCACAAAAGTTAGTACAACAGGTATGAGATTTATGAAAACTATCTACATTATTTAAATGAGATAAGGATGCATTAATTAAAGTTATATCAGAAGAGTGGGATTCTATTAAATCTAATTATAAGAAATGAGCTAATAAAACAATTACATTAGATTGAGCTATATCTAAGATGTTATGATTTGAGGAAAGGATAAATGCTTCATTAATGGAAACAGATAAGATATTTAGATCATTAAAGACAGCTAATCCAGCAGGTAAGATTATAATGAATAGGAAATTAGAGAAAGATTTAGTTAGAATTAAAGGATTAATTAATTGATATGGGCAATTGAATCAAGCTAGATTAGAATTTAGTAGGTCTGATAAGAAGAAACATTTAGAAACATTTACTAAAAAGATAGATGAAATAAATAATACTAAGGATATAGATCAGAAACAAACATTAACTAGACAATTATATCAAGACTTACATAGATTACAAAATTCATCTAGTAATAAATGAGTTAAACCAAAGGATCAATTAACATTTTTTAATCCAGTAACTAAACAAAAGATAACTATAGATGTAGATAAGATAGAAAAACTAAGTCAATGAAAGCAGGATGAGTTATTAAGTACTGAAAAATTAATAGTAACAGAAGAAGATAAAAAAATATTAGGGGTAGAAGAATGAGAACTTGTATCTATTTCTAAACATTCTATGTTAAATAAGATGGAAGAAGTTAAATCACCTAAAGATTTTCATTCTATTTTTGAGGATATAAGTAAATCACCTAAAGAAATGAAGAAGCCATTAGGTAGTTGATATAATTCATGAGAAAAAGATTGATATAATAGTTCAAACATTATTGATTTACAGGAAGATTTAGAGCATGTATTTGGAGAATGAAACATAAATACTATAGATTTAGGGACTACTCCTACAAACAGAAATGAAATATCTAACATATTATCTCAACAAGATAATTATATATCATTTGCTCATGGTAGAATGGTAGATCCAAAGACAAAAAAAGAAAGGAGTATATTTTATATTGGTGTATGAAAGAAGATATGAGAGATGTTTGATATATCATTTAATAATACAAAGAAGATAAAAACTAAAGATGGTAAAATAAAAGATGTTTGATATTTAGAGTATCATAAAAAATCAAATAAGATAATAGATCAATTATTAACAGCAGAGACTATTGATGATTGATTAAAACAATACTATCCAGCACAGACAGTAAATAACTTCGATTTAAATATAGATGATTATGTTATGAATATATTTAGAATGGAGGATAAGATAAGTCAAACATGATATATTCAAGATAGGATTGTAGGTAAATCAGAATTAACAGAGACAGGTAAAGAGGTTATGTCTTTTATTAAAGAACAAATTAAGTTTTTTAATATAGAGGATAATGCAATGAATCAATTTTATACAAGAGCATTCGCTAGTAAGATAATAGATAACTATGAATTATTTAAAGAGATACATAAGAATGATACAATTAAAACTAAGGAGGATGTTTATCAATTAGCTGAAGGTTTATTATGAGATAAAACAGAGAAAGTTATAATAGGAGAATTTTATAAACAATTTAATACAAGTAATTTCACAAAGGAATCAGAAAAATTATATGAACTTTATATTAGGGAATTAGAATTTGAGAGAGGGAATTTAGAAATTGAATTATGAGAATTAGAACATATTAATACTATATCTAATTTCTGAAAGAAGGCTATGGATCCAAGTAAGGATGTTAATAGAATAGAGATAGAGAGAGTTAAGAAAGAGATAGAAGCTATAGATAATATATTAAGTAAAGATAAAGAAATATTTATTAATCAAGATTCATATAAGAGATATACTGAATCTATGGATAAGTATTTAAAAGATTATTTATATAAGACATTAGCTACTAAGGGTAAGATGAAAGCTGATTTATATTCAGTAAAGAAAACAAAAGAGATAGTAGAAGATATAAAAGATTTAGATACTGAAATAGAAGAATATGATTTCGCATATGTAAATAAAGATAATTCAAAAGAAGTACAGATTAAGAAAGATAAATTAAATAAACTTAAAGCTAATAGAAAAGAAAAGATAGCTTTATTAAAAGAAGTAGAAACAGAAGTAGAGAAAGAAATGAAGACTTTAAAATGAGATAAAGAAAAATTAAGTACAGAAATAAAAGCACAGAATAAAGAAATTGATTTAAAAGTAGAAGACTTTATAAAAACACATAAACAAATAGAATTAAAAGATTTACATAAATTTATAGAAAACAATGAATCTATATTAAATCATCAAGAGAATTTAGATCATATGTTTGAATTATTAAAAGAAGAAAAAGTACATCTATTAAATAAGGAAGGTAATGTAGTAGGAAAGAAAAAGATATCTAAAGATACAATTAAGATTACTATGTTAGATATAGAGAACGAAAGAATAAAGAAATATGCTGATTGAGTAAGAGACTATGATGATACAATGAAAGAGAATCCAATAGAAAAAATATTTGCTACAGCATTAACATGAGCTAAGAATTTTGAACAAGAAGAATGACATAGATTATTTAATGTTATTAAAACTAAATATAAAGATGAATCTAATGCTTCTAATTTAAGAGAGTTATATATTAATAATAATGAATTTAAAGATAAAGTAGATTCATTTGTAATAAAAAATGTTAAAAATAAATGAGTTCAGTATGAAGAATTCCATACCTTCATAGATGATTTATTAGATAATTTAGGTATAGAATATAAATTACAAAAATCTAATTGAAGTATTGAGGAAAATTGAAGAAGAGAATTAGTTAATAAAACTATAAAAGCATTACGTAAGAAATTTTTAAGACTTCGTAGTTTAACTAAAGTTAAAACATTAACAAAGAAGCAAACAGAATATCCAAACATAGAAGATAATTATTATATGAAACCTTGATGAACAGATTATACTAAACCAAAACAAACATCTGTTGTGGAAGACGCTATGATGGAGACTCCAATAAGAATGAAGAATTTAATGGATGACTTAAATAAAGAATGAGATATTAAATATAGATTATTACAAACTAATGATTTAGGATTATTTGATGGATTTATTGTTAGAATACAAGGGGTTGAATTTAAACTTAATAAATTTTTTACAGAACATGAGAAGAAGATTAAAGATAAAAAACCAGATTATTTTTTACCAATACATAGATATAAATTTATAACAGATATTTTAAATACAAAGAGTCCTAAGGATTTAAGTCCAGAACATCTATGAATCTTAAAAGATTTTAATATAAAATTATATAATAAGGTTTCTAAAAAGAAAGTAGATACTATTATAGGAGAAGTATGAAGAACTGAAAAAGATGAAATAGTAATTGATTATTCATATTTAAGAAAGGTATTAAAAGAGAGGATGTGATTATGAGAGAACGAATATATAATGTGAACATTATGAGATAAGAGTTCATTTGTACAGATATATAAAAGTGATAAACCTACATTTAATGAAGTAGAAAAAGAATTTACAGAAGAGTATATAAGAGTTATATGACATACAAAATGAGATCAATGAATGTGAACAATTATTAAAAGAGAATCAGCGATGGCATCTACAACAAGAATATTTGAAGGGATAACAGATAAAACAACAACATACATAGTAAAAGAATTAAAGATTTGAACAAGTAGAAAAGATGCAGAACAATGAATAACAACAAGTTATAATAAGGAAATGAATGGAAAGTTAGCAGATTTTTTCAAAAGAATAAAAGAATCTAAAACAATTAAAGAAAAAGAAAATATATTAAATGAATATAAAGATTTCTTTAAAGAGTATGATGATTATTCTTATCTAGAAAAGAGTACTGAAGATATACTAACTGATATAGATACTGTATATAATGCATCTAATAGAGATGGTGCATGATTTGCATCAGATGATATATCAGAATTAGCAAATGAATTATATTGATTTGATGGTTCAGATTGAGCATGGAAATATCATATAGTATGAAATGTTAAATCTAATGGAAATGAATGAGTTTATATGGCTAAGATAAATGTAAATAAATGAACTGTTAAAAAATACGATAAGGATTGATGATCTAAGGTAATGAATAGAACTTATGTTATAGATAAGAGTTGATTAAAATTATGAAAAGAATTAATAGATATAACAGAAGCAGGTAATATAATAGAAGTGAATTGAATTAAGATGGTTATAGAATGAAAGATAGATGATACTGATTTATCACATGCAGTAAATGCTAAAGATAAATCAAAGAAGAAAGATGAACAAGCTATATGAACACAAATCATAAATCTATTATGATATAAGGATATGGAATATATGACTAGTTTAACTAAAGAGAAGATAACAAATTTTGTAGAAAAAGAATTACAATCATTAGGTATACTTGATGAGACAATGGATATATATGGAGATGTATGAGAATGGTTAACATATATGAATAAGGCACATAATATATGATGAGCTTCAGATACTATTATTAATACTAGATTAGATTGAATAATACAATGAGTTAAAAAGATTATAAAGAAATGATGAATAGAATGAACTAATCCAGTTATACAACAATCAACAATCTTTTTACCTAAGACTAAAATAGATGAGAATTGAATTGAAAAACATTTAAGATTAAAAAGAGATGAAGTAGTAGTAGCTAAGAACTGAACTGTACATAAAAATGCATTAAAAACATTAAAGAAAGAAATAAGAACATTAGAAGAACAAGGAACTTCTATATCAGAAACAGATAGAAAGAGATTAACATTCTTACATAAACAAAGAAGATGAGACGTACCATTACAAATATATGTATTTAGAAATCCTGTACCTAATAAAGAGAATACATGAGTATATAAGATAAGATTTGCTGAAGATGTATGATTAAATAAGAGAGTTAAGAAGACTGGGAAGGTAATAGAAAGTAAACAATCTGTTAAATCTAATGATATTATCTGACATCCAGAATCTATATTCTTTAAACTACAAGCAGACTTTGATGCTGATACAGTAATATCAATACCATTAGCATCTAGAGAGTCTATGGTATTAGCTAATTCAGCTATAAAAAAATGAAGAGATGATTTATATGATGCATTAGAAAATGATTATAAAAATCCATATGTATTAGTAGAACAGATATGAGATGAAAAACCTAAAACTAAAATTAAAGAAGAAGTAAAATCATCATCTATACTTGATGCTAGAAATAAAAATGTAGAAGCTAAAGAAACTGTATCACCTTTATTTTCTACTACGAAAGTATTTAATACATTATTACAAATAGTAGAAAAACATGCAGATAAGAAAACTTCTATATTAGAAGATAAGACTTCAATAATTTTAACAAAGGATTTTATAGATACAGAGACTACATTATGATCAATATTTAAAGAGTTATTTAAACTTAATTGAGATAAATGAATTACAAAATGAGAAGATTATTCTGGGATCATAGCTTCATTAGCACAACTAGTATTAGATTATGCTAAAAGTAAGTCTGATAAATTCCCTAAAGAGATATGGTTAAGTAAGGCATTACATAGTATTTGAATAACAGAACCAGCTGCACAAAAGTATTTTTATAACGATGTAGTATCATTACTAGCATTAACGTTTAATAATCCTAATAAAGAACTATCTATTAATAAGATAGAAAAGATAATGAAGAGTAAGAAAGGTAAAGATAATATATCATATAATATAACAGGATGATCATTATGATACGTAAGAAACTTAACAGAATTCTTTTTAAATAAGTATGGTGATACATTAGTTAATTTAAAACAACACACAGAGAGAGATTATATAGTAGAATCATTTAGTGAGTGAGGACATGCAAGAAAATTATTAACTGAAGAGATAAAGGTAAAACAAGTAAAGATAGTTGATAAAGATGGTAAATTAAAAACAGAAGATAGAGAAGAGTATATTTTAAATGATGATGATAGAAGAAAACTTTTTAATCAAATTGATATAGCACTTGAATATTCTCATGATTTTAAATTAGCAGATAGTACACTTGAAAAGATTAAAAAATTATTTAATCCATCAGAAGAAGAACAGGCGATACAAAAAAGTAGTGATGAATTAGTAATAAAAAAATGAAAAAAAGTTAAGAGATCAAAACAAACTTATATTGAATTAGATAATAAATATAAAGAGATATTTGAAGATGCTTATGATTATAATAAAAATTATTTAGATATTAAGAATGTAAGAGATAAAATAGATTTTAATTCATTAAACGAAAGAACTAAATATAAGATAGCATTACTATCGTTATGATATGGTAACAGACATTTCTTTTGATTATTAAATACAGCACATAAGTTTAAATATATAAACTATGCAGCTAGGAACACAACTAAAAGTAAAGAATCATATTTATGAACTTATAATCCAGAATACATTCCAGAGGTTATACTACAACAACCTATATCAAATAAAGAGAAGATTCAGAAATTAAAAGAATCTATAGAATATAGAAATCAAGAAATACAATTCAATGAAGAATTAATAAAAGAATTAGCTTTAGATATAGAAGATATTAAGAAGCAAGAGAGTAGAATGGAAGAAAATATTACTAAAGAAATGAAAGAGAATCTTGAGAGATATGATACTAAGATAGAGGATTTAAAATGAGAAGAGCTTATATATAAAGATACATCAGTAGAATATGCTACAGATATAACGAATGCACATTGACAAAAATGATCTACACAATTAATTATATATGAAGATCCAAAGACTAAGAAATCTACAGCTTTAATAAAGATAGATAAAGAAGAAACAAAGAAATGATTTAAGAAGAAGGTATGGACAGATAATACATACGCAGATCCATTACCAGTTAATAAATTTAAAACAATAGAATCATGGGAAAGATTTTCATTAGAACATGAGAGGATGCATCAGTATATAAAAAGATTAGAATGAGAATCAGAAAGACAATATGAAAATAGAATTAATGATGCGGCATTAGTTAATATGGAAAAGACTCAAGCGGTAGTTAAACCAGTTAAGAAAGAAAAGAGAACTAAGGAAGAATATAAAGGATTAACTATTATTAAAGATTGAGAAGTAAAAACTATTAAAGAAGTTAGTAAAAAAGAATTAGATAAAAAATTAGAAAATTTATTTGAAGATCAAAATAAAATAATCTTATCTGAAGATAAAAAGAATTATGTTAATACTGAAACATGACAAACATATGATAGAGTTACTACATATACAAGAGAAAAATTTGAAGCAGAGCATCCAGATTATTTAGAAAAATCAAGATCAGTTTGATTAGAGTTAGATAAAATTATTAAAGATTATTTTTGAGAAGGAGTAAAAGATTTTAATGAATATATTCATATTAAAGATCAAAACCAGTTTGATTATTTTATATATTGATTAGATGAATTTAAAAAAGAATTAGATAAAAGATGAGAGAAAGTATCTTGAACTTATCTTAAAGTACATAGTGAAAAATTATGAATAGCATGAGAATTAGATTTACTTACAGTAAAAAAGAATTGAGATGTTACTATATATGATATAGCAAGTAAAAGAGATTTTAAAAGAATAAGTCGTTTATGAGAAGATTTTCAAAATCAAATAAGTATGTATACTCATTTATTACAAGATCAACATAATATTAATGTATCAGAAATAAAAGTATTACCTATACATGCACATTATAAACAACCAACTGATAACTTAGATGAATTAATAGTATATCAAACACAAACAATAGATAAAAAATCTTTAGAAAATATTAAAGATTATCGTAAAGCAGAGACAATAGATATAAGTAGTACACAAAGTAGTGATATGCCACTAGATAGTGAGATGATAGTATATGAAGATACTATAAAAACAGATAACGCTCAAGAGGAGAGTTTATATAATAGTATAGAAGAAATAGAATCAGAGAATAAATCTTTAAATGAAGATAATATAAAATCAGTTAATGGTATAGAAATACTTAAAGATACATCTAAAACTAAAACAGTTCAAAAAACAAAAGAAGAAAAAATTAAAGATAAACAAATATTTGATTATACTACTAAGTTAGATATTTCATATAAGATGAGATGACATGAATTAAAAGCATTATCTAATGTAATAGATAAAACTAACACTTTAGATATTTTATTAAAAGAATGAGTTAAGACAAAAGTAGAACAACGGTTATCATCTTTTGATGAAGAATCTACATTCTATTTAACTATATTTAGGGAATCTGTATTATGATGAACACCACCAAAATGAATAGAGTGATGAGTATGACAACACAGTAAATGAAATATGATAAAGAAAAAACATTTAATCATGACAAAAGATTTTATAAATGATTTAAATAAAGCATGATTAAGTAAAGAGCAAATAGCTTGAATGCATTGAATAATAGATCAACCTATGTATGCAGCTATTCAGAAAACAAATAAATGATTTATATTTAATAAAGAATTATATTTAAAATGAGTTGTTAAGAAAATAGAAACTTATAATAGAAATGATAATAAAACTAAATTAGAAGATTTAAATGAAGAACATCTTGAAATAATAAAAGAGTATGCTAAAAAATTAACAGATACAAACAAGGCAGCTACACCAGATGGTAAAGGAGTATTAGAAATGGATTGATTAATGTATACTATTATTGATAGTTTGAATAATGTTAATCATAAATTAAAAGATTTATGATGATTAGATCTTAGTAAATATTCTAAGAAAGATACATTCTTTACAGATTTAATTTGAATGTTCAGTTGAGATATGGAATTTTATTATAGGATGAGATGAGTTAAAACAGAAAAAGGATTTAAAGATTATTTAATTTGAAGGATGGCTGAAGAAGGAAGACAAGCTACAGATTGAGAAAAGAAAGTTATGTCTAGATTATATAATCATTTATATAACAAAGATCAACCAGCTATTATAAAATGAATAAAAGAATTACAATGAGGATATTATTTCTGGTCATACCAATCGGGTTCTATTGCATTATGAGGAATGTGACATGCTGCAGCAATGACTCAAGCGTTATCAAATGGATTAGAATTATTATCACAAGCACAAGCGTTATGAAACAAACAAGCTATGTGAGATGAGTTAGTTAAATGATTATGATTATATGCAGAGAGTACGGCAGGGCAAGGACAATGAATAGATGCACAATTAACTAAAACATTATTTCAAACATTACAAAAGAAAATAAGTTCATGAAATAAAATAGTTACAGATAAGATAATGAAAGAGTTATGAGTAAAGGATGCGGCTACAAGAAACGCTATTAGTAATGTAATAGATACAATAGTTACAGAACCATTATTTGCTATAGATATGATTAATGATCCATTAAGAAGAAAGGTATCAGCATTACATGTAATGGAAGCAACTGGACATACTAATGTAAATGAATTAATAGCTTGGAGTAAATTATCAGAAAGAAATGAAAAACAATTTAAAGCATTATTTTATAGAAAGTATAATGAATTATGAGGATGAGTTATATCAACATCATGAGTATATAGAGATCCAATGTTTTTAGTTAGAGATTGGATGCCAGCTAAAATATTTTTAACAAGTTATAGATTTTTAAATTGATGGGGATTGCATAAGGTAGCTACACTTGGAGAAAAAATGTTATTACCTATGGCAGCATTAAATGCTGCAACAAAATGAGATTGGTTAAAAGCTAGGCAATACTTTGGAGATTTTATAAACTATACACATGCGTTATGATATAATATATTAATGGCAGCATGAATAGCTATGAGATTACAGAAGCATGACTTTAGTGACAAAGATGAGAAAACACAAATGTCAGATGCTATATTTGCAATGACTAACACTTTAACAGCTATAGATATAACTATATCAAGAGAAAAGAAGAATTGGGATTTATCAGAATGATATGACACAAGTACAAGAATGTGAGCTGTATGATATTGATTAATGGAACATATGCTTAGGTATTTAAAACCAGCAAAGATTGTTGAAACAACCATACAAAGAAGAGAAATGTTTCCAGAAGAAAATATGTTACTTAGTGTTCATGAAGCAATGAAAGCAAACTTCTCTGCGTATTTAAGATATGGATACAGTAAAGATATGCCAAAATTTTATACTGATCCAGAAGGGATGGATAACTTACAGTTGTTATGATATAATCAAATGAATCCTAGAAAACAATATACAATGGATACATATAAGAAAAATAAGATAATGCACATAGATAGTGTTAATGATTTTTCATATATAACTACAATGTTAAATTGATTCATTAGTTCAAAGAGTATGAATGATGAAGTATTAATAAAATATACTCATGAGTTACAATGAGATAAAGATTTACAAAAACTTAAAGAACATTGATTTGGTAAGAAGTGATATGATTTAAATAAATTAATGTTAACAAAATGAAAATTAGATTATGATTATGTTAATAAGTTATTTGATTGATTAGTTACATATCCATGAATATGAGCTAGGTTTGATAAAGATGGTAGAAAGTTATCAGATAGAAAGGATAGAGAGTATGACACTAAGATGGATGATTATATTACTAATGCATTAAATGATTTATGAATCACTAAAGAGAATTTTATAAATGATCCAAGAACAAGAGTACATGCTAGTAGTAAATTGATGCATGAGTTATCACATATAAAAGAATTTAGTGCTAGACATTTGGTATCATATGTATGATATAATAAGTATAGTGAATTAACATACGAAGCTAAAGAAGAACTTAAAGATCAATGAATTACAGATTATAAACAAAAGAAACTTACTAAAGAAGAAGAAGATGGATATAAGGCAAAAGCTATGAAATGGATGCAAGAGTCTGGTTATTTAGATTTAAACTTAGAGAATCATGGTTACGTACAATGATTACATACAGAGAAGTATCATAGTGATTTAATGGATAGATTAAATAAATGAAAATTATGAAACTCATTAAACAATGCGATGAATATGTTATTATACTCTAGTAAGAATATGGAAGATGGAGATACTGATGCTAAGATAATGAAGACAGTATATGCTATATGATTAAAATCTGTATGAAATGTACGGTGATATGATGGTAAGAAAGTAGAATTATCTAAGAGATCTATTGAAGATACTATAGATATAACTAATAAAATTCTATATACAATAGATGACACATCATCATCAACTAAAGAAAAGATAGTTAAACAAGCTGCGGCATTAACATTTATTAATTCAGAATTAAGTAAAAGATTAAGAGATAACGATGTATTTAATTGAATATCTAAACAAGCACAAAGACAATTAATGAGTTGGAATTATAAAGTAAATAATGATTTATTAGACTTTGATGAGAATTCTATTATAAATTCTGGTAATAAGAATACATTTAAAAAGAGATGATCATTTAGTAATTCATTTAGAAACTGAATGAAGAGTCCACATACATCATGAGCTAGACCATGATTTGCTAAACAATTTCCAGAGATATGACAATTTATAAAATGAAAAGAGATACCACATAATTATAAAGAGATATTAGATTATAATAAATCTAAACCATTATCGAATTTTAATTATCAGAACTTCCCTACATTAGTAGCTTTTAGAGAAATGTTAGCTAGAGAATTATATAAAGATGTAGTTAGTGGAACGGAAGCTAAGATAAAGATTAGAACAAAGAAATCTCAACCTAAGACAAGTTATGTAAAAACAACTAAGAAGAAAGCTAGACTAGGTAAGAAAGGAAGAGCAAGGTTAACACAACCAAAATATAAAAGAAGTACAACAATAAAATGATTACCATGAGATTTAATTACTAAAGCATTTTAATTTATAACAAACAGATATGTCAGAAATAATATTGAACACTGATCAATCATTAACAGAAAAAGATCCTGACATTGAGTTAGCTAAGAAGTTGGAGCAATCCGACTTCTGATTAGCTGACACAGTTAATGAGATGAAAGAGTTAATGAAAGATGCAAAGAATCATGCATGAGCTGAAGCATTAAAGGTTAGATTAGATTTAATTAAACATGCACAAACATTACATTGAAGTAAGGCAGCAAAGACTAATATGAACATATGAATCTTTATGCATCCATGAGCTAATGATAAACTTAAATATTAAAACTAAAATATGATCACATTAAAAGATATTAAATATAATTGATTTATATGAGACAAAGATTTTTTTGAAGCAATAAAAAGATTCTTATGAGCATTTAAATGAGATATAGATGAAATAATAGCATCTAGAGAATTAATGTATAAGGAATGAACTAATATAGCTGATGGAGATAAGAGAGTATTAGATAAACAATATTGAAGTAAGTATGGTATTAAATATTTTTTCCCAGTAGAATTACATGTAACATGATTGTTATCTGAATTCTTTGGGGATAATCATATTAAAATATCATTACCTAAATTAGTTAGAACTAAAAACATTATAGATATAAAAGCACATACTATATTACAATACTATATTAAAGAATTAGTTAAGACATGATACTTATCAGATAAATATTATTTAATTGTAGCACCGTTATTAAGAAGTGTACCATTATGATATAATAAAAACACATGATACATATGATTTATACAAGAGAAGATAGTTAAGAACAAGAGTTCATCATATAAAATATGAGAAAGAGGACAAGAGAATTATGGAGCAATGAGTATAGAATGAGAATGAGAGATAAGTTTAGAAGAAGTATTAACAGCAGAACTAAAACAATGATATATTAATCATGATATATGAGATCCAAATAGAGAACTAACATATTGACATTCACTAAGAAAGGCTTCTAACTATACATTACTACAATGGAGTAGAAAGATTATAATGGATTGGGACAAGATTAATGTAGTAGCAGCAAGTAAATGATCTGGTAAATCATTCTTATGAGCATTCTTAAGTGCAAGAGAGTTATTTAAAGAGTGAACATGATTTGGATGAAGAAAGATTAGACAGATTAAATATTTTGTACCAGACTTAAGTAATGTAGGTTCATCTGTAATGGATTATATGGAATGATTCTTATCAGACTTTATATGAAAGAAGTTACCAGACGGTAAACCTATAATAGAGATACAAGCTAGTAAGTATACTATTAAATGTAATCTAACAGGTACTACATTTAGAATGGTATCATTATATAACTTTGGAGGTTCATGAGCCACAGGGGAATGATTAGCCTGTGATTTCGCTGTAATAGATGAAGCTGCGTATATACCAGATGAATTCTGGACATTATTCAGTCAAAGAGCATTAATGGAAACAGAATCTATGTTTATCATTACAACTATATCAGAGAAGACACCAAGAGAACATTGGTTTTATAGACTATTAATAGATTGAGAACTATGAGATGAACTAATAACTAGTCACAGAGTAGATATATTACAGAAGAGAGAGTTATTTGAATTGAATTATAAGAGAAATATAGATGAGAATAACCAGATAGATGTAGAAGAAATGGAGAATCAGTTAAATAAGATGATGGAATTTACTATAAACGACTTAAAGAAAGCATGATTAAAAGAATATTATGCTAGAGCATACTGTGTTATACTAGATGAGATGCAAGTATTTAATGTTATAGGTAATGTAGTACCACCTATAGTGATACCACAAGATGATTATTATATATTATGAGTAGATTTTTGAGGTAATGCTGATCCATGATCATTAGTTTTATTCAATATAACTAAACATATCATACAAGAATCAGTAGAGATGAAGGGAATACATTATTTAGACCAAGTAAAAGAAGCTAAGATATATAAAGATAGGTTTACAAATGTAACAGTTATATGAGATGCTACAACAATAGGTAAGGTTATAATGCAGGAAGATCAGAAACATGAACATGTAATAGATTACTGGGTACAATTTACAGGTAATGGAACATGGAGTTGGAATAAGAAATGATTTTATGTATCTAGTAAGCAACATTTAGTAGAAACTACACAGTTATTATTAGATAAAGGTATATTACAAATAGCATCAGATCAAACTAATTTAATAAATCAAGTGAAGAATTTTGTTAAACTAACATGAACTAAAAGTACGATAGCTAAATATCAAGGTAAATGAAGTATGCATGATGATTTAGTTGATGGATTAATGATGTGTATGTTTTATGTAGTAACAATATTAGGGCTTAGAGATAGAAAAGAATTAGAAGACTATTGAGTGGAATTTGATAAACAAGAAGTACATGAGTATAATCCTGATAATTATGTACCACATTTTAATTATTCTTTAAACACATACTAGATGAGTGATATAAAAATAGCTTTTGATAAAAAGCAAAGTAAAGAAATAGAGGAGGTAACTGACTTAGTTACATTTACTATACAAAAATTTGAGGACGAGAAGTTCCCAAAGTACGTATCTAATTATAAACAATATTTATGATATGTATTAGATAGATTACCAGAGTTACAAGAATGGCAAACTAATATAAGTTATCCACATGCTGCATCTATTATAGATACAGAGTTTGCTAACTTATTTGATTTTGATTTCGTATTCGGAGTACAAGAACCTACATTCAGAGAGATATGTAACAAAACATTTGATTATAATAGTCAATGAAGATCATCATTAAAAGATGCTTTAAAAGAATGTTTAATATGTTGAGAAGGTTTTGTAAAGACAGGGTTATTTAAAAGAACAGAAAATTATACTATACTAAGTTGAAAAAAGAAAATAGAAGTTAAGACAAAGAAACCTACTATAGAATACTTAAGTATATTTAATTTATTCTATGATACATCGTATGGTATATTAAAATCACCATATCAAATAACTAGAGTATTTAATACTGGTAAATATATCCATGATAAATATAGTGGATTATTTAGATCTAGTGATATAACAGATGCTAAAGTTAAGGCACATATAAATAAGATATTAAAATCTACTGAAAGAAGTAAAACTAGATTTAGTAATTACGATTACAATCCAGTGAAGAATATAAACAATTACAGTAACTTAATAGTTGGTTCACACAATAATAAGAAACCAATCAATACTGATGTAAGAATAAGATGATGAGATGAAGTATCAGATATAGATCAAAACAATTTCTATTTAGTTAAGGGTAGTAAGAGTTATGAAATAGTAGAAGTGGCATACAATGAGAAACTATACATATACATAGATGGTAATTTATTATATATGTGAGATCCATTACTAGAATGAGATTTAAGTTTAGTTAGAGGGATATCATTTAATGATGTACCATGAGCATGAACATCTAACGGTCAGGTTGATAATTTATCACATTTACAATCTATACTTACATGAATATGGAATGCATTCTTAGATAACATTAAGATGCAAATGTCTGGTATGTTTGCTATATATGGTAATGTACCATGATTAGGTAGAGATGGTAAAGTAAGATTTGAAAAATTCAAAGGTATTAAAATGAGTCCAGACTCTAAGATAGAAAGATTAGATTTTGGATTAAATGATTTTAGTCCATTGAATGTAGGGCAATATGTAGAACAGATGACAGAGAAGAGGGCATGAGTAAATGGTTATCTATTAGGATGACAAAGTAAAGTAGAGAGAGTATCAGATTCTATTAATCTAATACATGATCAATATAAATCTAAACTTACTCCTATTATAGATAGTATACAGATGATGATGGGTAGAGTAAGTAAGACATGGATGTTAATGTATTTGAAATACTTTACAGAGAAAGAATTAAATAAATTATGATTAGAATTTAGTGCAGATGAAGAATGATGAATTCTTGTTAATGAAATGTTAATATCAGATATTATAAATGATGAGAATATAAGTTTTAAATTTAACTCATTAAGAAATATAGAGAAAGAAAAGAAGAGATGAATTGTTAAAGAAATATTCCAATCATTGATACAGATGAAACAAATGAAACCAGAACAAATCAATGAGTTATTTAATATACTATTAGATGATGACTTTGATATAAATAGATTTAAAGGATTAGACTTTAGTAATCAAGACGAACAAACTCCAGAGACACCTATGTGACCACCATCAGAAGCACCTATGTGACCACCACAAGAATGAGGTAATCCAGAGGATCTAATGGCACAATTACAAGGTATGTGAATTTAAGAAATTTGACTTATATCAACTATACTAATATACTAGGCACGAATAGTTATATTAGAATTACTATTTACTTTTTAAAAAACTAATACATATGGATGAATTAGATTTAGATTTCAGCGACATTACATGAGAAGCTGAATCAACATGAACTGACTCATGAGTTGAAATGGATTTTTCTGAAATAGAAGAATCTACAGAAACAAAACCAGAAGAGACTTCTAAGGAAGAAACTACTGAAGAACCTTCTACTGAACAAGAATCTTGAACAGAAGAAGTAACTACTGAAGAAAAACCAGAAGAAACTACAGAAGAAACTACAGAAAAAAAATCTGAAGAGACTACTAGTGAAACTGAAGTAGACGAAATAGAAGAGTTATTAAAATCTATAGAAACTGGTTCAGAAGAATCAGAAGAAACTATAGAAAAGACAGAAGAGTCTTTATCTAAGTTAGGTACAGAAGAAGAGGTTTGAGAGACTTCAGAATTACTGGATCAAATTAAGATGGATAACTCTCAATTAAAAACTCAAGTAGACCAACTTCAAAAACTCGTTTGAAAAATAAATAAAGAGAAATGAGATATAATGATGAGGAATACTGAATTAGAATTATATTGAAATATAGATGAACCAAATCTAATATATTTGAATGGTAATTTAGAGAAGGCTAAATGAGGTGATGAGAAATCTAAGAAGAGAATTGTTGGTATCTTAGATGACTTAAGATCTGAATTAACTGGACAAACAAAAGAAGAACAAGATACAGATAACGCAAGCGATTTGATATCTAAAGTATCTTCATTTAATTCATCGAGTAATCCAAACACTAAATGAGGTCAAGGATGAATAGATGATTATGAAATTAATTTATAATAAAAAAATATTATGGCAAATGCAGTAAATACTACTCCTGTAAATACACAGGACATAGTAGATAGAGTTATAGGTAAGGGTATAGGTTTTATGACTTCTTACATAAGAGAGTATCCAGGTTTCGCTTACTTAGGGTTCTGACCATCTAACTGGTATAGAATGCAAAGAAATATTAATGGATCTAGTGCAGGTGCAATGTTTCAATTAGAAGGAATGCAAGATTCTCAATTTGCTAAAATTAGTAAAATAGAATCTACTGTATCAGAAACTGGTACATCAGTATCTTGGTATGAAGGTGATTCATTTTCAACTTCATCTGAAATTACAACTGATTCAATTACTACAGAAATTATAGTAGAATCAGTAGGTACATTTGCAATTAACGATTACGTTAGAACAATTCCTGCTAAAGGATCTGCTGGTACTGAAACACAAGTTACAATTACAGGTATAGATCCAGCTACTAACACACTTACAGTTAGTTCTGCAGTTAGTGTTAAAGATGGTGATAAAGTTATTTTCATCGCTCCTAAATTAACTTTAGGTGATAAAGTTCAAAGAACTGTATCTGATCCTACAGCTAAATTAGTTACTACTTACTTCCAAAAATTTGGTGGTTCAGTATCTATACAAGCTGAAGAATTAAATAAAACAAGATTACTAGTTGATGTTAAAACATTTTTATCAAATGAATTTAATAAACCTAAAATGCAAATTTTAGAGAACATAATTAGTTCTTGGTTCTTCGGACAAAACAATGGTGGTAACTCTCCAGAACTACAAGGGTATGTTACTCTTATAGATGAGAGAGAAGCTAGAGGTCAAACTTCTAGATTCAGTTTAGCTGCTATGACTACTGATCAAACTAAATTAAGAGAACTACAAAGAATATTAAACTTAGCTTCTACAGCTCCTGTTTATACTGGTAATGAAAAACCAACTGTATTCTGTAATACTGAATTCGCTTCAGTTATATCTGGTCTATTAAGAAGTGATGTAGTTTACCAAAACTTCATACCTAAGACTATTGAATACGGATTAGAAAGTTTATCTACTCCATACTTCAGAAATATTAACTTTATCGTTCTACCAGAAATGGATAGAATATATAGTAATGATTCTAAAGCATTCGTATTCCCTAAAGAATTAGTAGGGTTCAGAGTTCCAGAAAATGAATTCATGAATGAACAAGGTGTAGCTGTTAAAACACAAGCAAATAGATTTTGTGTTATTAAACAACCAGTTACTACTAATGATTTCAGAGAATATACATTTGAATACAAACTAGCTAATGTATTTGCTGGTCAATCATATGATAATGCTTACATGATTTTAGAAGATCTTGAAGCGTAATCAAAAAATTTATATTTATATTTGTATTTAAAAGATTAGGAATTTGATTTCCTAATCTTTTTTTAATATAATAATGTTATTATTTACTAATAAAAACTACAATGATTAATAATCAAGTATATAGTTTTATAAGACCATTCTTCGTAAGTAGATGAGGATGAGCATTATCTACAACAGAAATGTTAGAATCATATATAAATATTTCATGTCAAGATGTATGGAATTATTATCAATGGTCATTTAAAATTAAAACTGAAACAATAGAAACATCATCAGTAAATTGAGAATATTTAAAATGGGAGACAACATATCCTATAGAATCTATAATAGATATTTATGATGATGAATGAAATCAAATAATACCTATGAGTGGTAAGGTGAAAAATTATACAGAATGTAATGTATGAGATAATTTTATATTAACTACTACAGACATTAAATCTATAGAGATAAGATACTATAAACAATATGAATGGATATCATTAGCTAATGATGGAACTAAGGCATTACAATTCCCAAATAGATTTGTACCACCAATCGTAAATAAGATTTATGACTTAGCTAGTCCTTTAAGTTATTTTGAGGATGATAATGTGGTACCAAGATATCAAATAGCTGTAAGACAGTTAGATGAATTAAAAAAAGCTGATTGAATATCAGCAGATATTTATTTTAGCCCTGACAAATCTATATAATGAAAGACATACAATTAGAGTTAAAAGATCAAGAACTCAATTCTATTTATGATAGAATCATAAACTGTAAAGCTATTAAACCAACTCACAAGATTAATTGAATCTCGTGAGATAGTTTTATGTTAGATAAAAGATTATGATTAGAATCTAGATTTAATTTACCATGAGTTACATTTAAAGATTATGTAGATATAGATGGTGATAGATATTACTATGGTGAAACTGAAACTAAAGGTAAAATATATAATAAAAATTATGAAGAAATATATTCTGAAGATATTAGAGAATGAAATCCTACACACTTAATTAAGTGAGCATGAGCATGATGACAAATAATTATAGATGCTACAGAGACAATTAATAATTTAGAACCTGTAGCTAAAGTATTAAATCCAAGTGTATATGAATCAACCGCTTCATATTCGATATGAGATTGAGTTACAAGTTGAAGTAATGCATATATATGTATTAAAGATGCTACATGAATTTCACCAACTAATATTGCTTATTGGGCTACAGCAGAAGAATGAGCTGATGTAATAGAATTACAACCATATTATCAATGATGATTAATAGGATTAATTATCCCATGACATTGACGGAGTGAATGATCAACAAGATATATTACATTTACAACAGGTATATTAAAATGATTAACTAAGAGGATATATTATGCTGTATGAGAACAAGTATATATATTTGGTACTGATGGTTATGGTTCATTACCAGAGACAGATGAAAAATATTATGTATTCAGTGATCCTAAAGATGTATTAGTATTATGATCTGATACATGAATTAATGTATTAGCATTAACAGATATTAAATGAGCTTGAGATTTTTATTATCATATAGCATTAACATATTGATACATTAATTTATATCCATTAGATATAGATTGAGTAAAAGTATTATTAAATTGAGAAGATGATGTAGAGAATAAAAATATATTGGAATGAGTTTTATCATCTGATTATGTAGTAGAAATAGATAATTTATTATTATTTATATATAGAGTAGATTGATGAGCAATAGCAATTACACAACTAGATTCTATATTAAAATTAGATATAAATTTTTCATGAGCTGGTTTATGAATATATCCTAGTATATGAATTAATTTTGATTGAACTATAATAGCGTATAATTCATCTACATTATGATGATCAACACCATACTTATTAAATAGATATGATGATGATTGAATTCAAAATCAAGATAGTTTTAGAAAGATGGATTTCTATAAATATATAAGAGATAATCTACCAGTATGATATAGTTATAAGATGGTAGAAACAGAAGATAAATATATATCTACACTAGATACATTATGAATAACAATAAAAGAATGGTTTTTATGATATGATTTTTATATACGGAAAGATGATTTACAAGAAAATGCTGTAACTAGAAGTGATACATATTCAATGAAAGTATATATTAATACATCATGGGTTACAAGTCCTGCAACAATAGTTATTAATGTAGATGGAATAGATCATAGTATATATGTAGATACACAACATGAGTGAACTATAGCAACAGAGATAATAAATTACTTTAATACCCATACTGACTTTAGTGCTTATAAAATATTTCATTCTGGTTGAGATGCATATTATTTAGATATATCACATATAGATTGAAGACAATTAAATCCATCAACTACATATTCTAAAATAACAGTTAGTGAAAATAACTTTAATATAGAATGAAGTAATTATTATTATGGAGTAGGATTAACTTGAGCTATACCAGCAGATGCATTTATATATAATCCATTATCAACAATAAGAAATGTGAATGATAATACTATATTTCCATATAATGTATTAAAAGGAACAGAGATTAATAATAAACAGAATACAGATATAATAGATATACAAGAATTTGAATGAGCATTATTTACATTAACACCTAACTTTATATATTTTAGTAGAGTTGATTTTGATAGTAATACACAATTCTATCCATTAGATAATCTTACATATAAAGGATGAGAAAAATTAATACCATTTGGACATTCATTAATAGTTATTTGAGAAACAAATAAATTAATTAAGAAGACTATAATGAAAAGATATGGAAGAGATATGACATCATACTTAATGAAAGACTTAGAATTTAATTGAGATCTATTTAGTAAGTATTCATATTTATATACAGATGGAGTTTTATATCTATTACAATCAGATAAAAGATTAATGACATTACAGGTAGTAGAGAATGATGCTACTGAATCTAGAATAGCTACACAAGAGATATCAAAATGATTTAGATATTTATTTGAAGAAGCTGAATGAGAATGTTTCATGAGTCAAGAATGAGAATATATAAATGTACTAGTTATAAATTGAGAGAAGACTACAAACTATCAATTTGATATATCAAGAAATATATGGTTACAGAATGAATATAATACACCAGTATATCATATATGAGATGAAATATTAACAAAAGATTATATAGCTATAGAGAATTGATATACAGATTTTTGAGTAGAGTACTCACAAGAAATTAACTTCAGTATCTGAAATTTGATTAATCTTACTAAGGTTGATATAATGAGAACAATATTTGGGTTGAACCATCAAGACAACTTAGATATTACTCTAATAATAGAGAGAGAGGAGGAAGCTGGTAACTTAGAAACAGAGACACATACATTAAATAATTATTATTTTGATACTATGTTGGATCCAGAACCAGACCTTGATGAATTACCATGACAAGAGATTCAAGAAGTATATGAGTGAAATATAGCAAGTATACAAACTCAAATCGAAAGAGCATGAAGGTTCATGAGATTCCAATATAAATCTGAAAACAGATTTATTATAGGTAACACTTACTTATTAACTAAAGCAAGTAAACCTTATGTGAATGATATTTTAACATCTAATTAATAGAACAATGACAAATGTTGATATAGATTATAGCTGAATAGATTATGAAGCTATGGGGTTAAATCCAAATGGATCACCAAAAAAATTTGAGGGTAGAAGTTTTTGAGAAAAAATTAAGAGTGCAGGTAAGAATTTAGCTAAATGAACATATGAAGCATTAGCTCCTACGGATGCAATAAGAGCAGTTAAAGGTGAAGAATTTAGTTGATCATGATTAGCATTAGATATATTATCATTAGTACCTTGAGCTAAATGAGTTAAGTTAGCACAGAAAGCAATTAAAGGAAAGTTAACTAAGACAGCTAGAAAAAAGATTACTGATAAGATAAATGATATAAAAGCTAAACAATGAAATGTACAATCACATATGGATGGTGTATGAAAATCTGAAAAGATGTGATATAAACAAAAAGATTCAATGGTTAAAAGAGATGTAGAAGATATACAATGAATGGATGATGCTAATAAAAAATTATTAAAAGAGAGAAGAATGAAAGGTAAAGAGATAAGTGGAAAAGTTAATAGAGCTACAGCATGAGTAGCATGAGTATGAGCAGCTGCATGAGTAGCATCAATGGATGAAGATCCAAATGGATTAGATATAGATTATCCATCTATAGATGAAATGAATGAAACAATGGAAAGAAACAATGAAGAGATGAGTAATAGATTAAGAGAATTTCAAGACAACCAAGAAGTTCCAGAAACTTCAGAAGTTCCAGAAGTTCCAGAAGTTTCAGAAGTTCCAGAAGTTCCAGAAAGAAAAACATTTATAAGTTGGTTAGATGAACAATGAATAGATTCTAGTAAAGAACATAGAGCATCTATAGCTGAAGCATTATGAATAGAAAACTATGATTATAGTAAAGAAAAAAATATGGAATTATGGAAAAGATTAAAAGAAGCAGATCCATTAGAGTTTAAAAATACAGAAGTATCAGAAGAAACAAAAAGAGAAGCACAAGCTAAACAAGGACTATTTTAATATATAATTAATTAGATATGATATACAATTATGGACAATGACAATATCAATCATTAAATGAGCCAGATGAAAATACTTGATTAAATATGAATTTTGATACTCCATGAGATAAGAAAAAGAAAAAAGAAAAAAGTAAACTTCAAAAACAAATGGAGAGTTATTCTCAATCTAAGATGAATGCAATGTGATGATCTGGTAATAGAAATAAATCAATTTATGAAAAACTTGAAGATTCAAAAAAGATATGACAAAAATTAAATACACAAGTAATTTCTAAAATAGAAAATACTGATTTTAATAAATTTAATCCAATAGAACAAAAAGAACTTGCAATGGCTTTAATAAAAGCTGAACAAAATAAATGACAAATATCGGCAGAAAATTTAACTGAACTTACTAGATTAAATAAAGAATGAGATTATAAATGAATACAACAATTTATTAAGCATTGAGGTATAGTTGTTTGACAACCAAATAAATCAGAGTTACCTAGTAAAGATAAAATATTAGTTACAGAAAATGTTACACCTAAAACAGAAGAACCTAAAGTAGAAGAAAATAAAACTACACCTACTACAGAAACACCTACTACAGAAACACCTACATCTACTACAGAAACTGTAGGAATTAGTTTAACAGATGATATATTTTCTAAAGCATGGGATAGCCCAGAGAGGTTAGCTGTTGCTAAAAAATATGGTATTGAAAATTATACTGGTACAGCTGAACAAAATTTAGAACTTCAAAGAAAAATAAAAGAAGGATGAACTACTGAAACTGAAACTGAAGATAAGGAATGAAGTTGATCTATGTTAACAGAAGATATTACAGGTAAGAAAATAGAGAAGAAAACAATTGGAGAAATAGAAGAAGAAGTTAAATGACCTACATGAAGTGAGGTTATGGCGGATGAAATGAAAACTAATTTATCTATGTTTGATGAAGAAAATAAAAAGAAGACTGAAGAACAAAAACAAATATTAAAAGATCAAGCTGATGAATTAGCTGAATTAGAAAAGAAAAAAAGTGAATGAAAGCTAGAAAGGATTACGGAATCAGAACAAGATATAGAAGATAGAAGAACAGCTTATGCTACAGCTAATGCTCAAGAAATAAGTAGATTAAGATCTAGTGTTAATAGAGCATATAATCAAGCATGATTAGGTGCAGCTATAACTGGATGATTAGCTGGACAATCATGAGTTCAGGTTCCTGCATCAGAAATAGATGCTATAATGCAAAATACATTAGCAACATATGATAGTAATTTACAAGCAGCTGATGATACTTTTAATAAGAATATGTCAGCTGTAGCAGATAAAGCAGAATGAGCTGCTAAGATATTTGCTAGTGAACAATCATTCTTAGATAAAGCTAGAGATTTAGTTGATACAGAATACTTTGCTCCATATATGGATATGGTAAAAAAAGCAGCTGCATGAGATATTAAAGCTATAGAAGATATTAAAGCTATAAATCTTAAATTAGAAACAGCTAGACAAGATGAACAAGCTAAGAGACGTAATGAGCAATTAAGAATAGAACAAGAGACAAAGATATATGAAGGTAAGAATTTAACAGAGAAGGTTACACATATGTTAAATAAAATGTATGGTACTGATTGAATACAATTTGTAGATGTTAATAAAATAGTACAAGATAATCCTACATTTTGATTTGAACAAATAAGAGATCTATTACAAACAGAAGCAAAGAAGTGGTCAGAGAGAAGTATTAAGTTTCAATCTATATCAGCTAAAGCGGATGTTGATTTAAGTGCAGATGAAAGAAAATTTATGTCAGCTTATTTAAAAGCTATAGAAGGTAAGAATTCACCTAGTACATCTTCTTTATCTACAAATATAAAATCTAATATAGAAACAGATAAAAAAGATTTAGATAAAAAGGTAAGTGAATATATACCTAAACCAGAAGATAAACCTAAACTAGAAGATAAAAAACAGGTTGAGAAAGATAAGTTAAGTGAAGTTATTAAAAACAAAGAAACTAATCCAGAAGCATTTAAGCTTTTTGCTGATAAATATAAAACAAATAAAAGATTTAAGAGTCAGTTTAAACAAATGTTTACAGCTGATGAAATAAGAGAACTACTTAATAAATAATTAAAACATGAGTATAAGATTTCAAAAAGATTATATAACATATTTGATAGAAGATTTAGAAAATACCTCTACATGAGAAGTAGAGGTATTTCTTAATGACTCACCAGATAGTGATATATGATTCTTATTAATAGATAAAGGTATACCATGAAAAGAAGAAAACATATTCTACCATAAAAAGGTAGGTAATAGTGTTTTCTTTTATTGAGTAAACAGAACTAATCCAGTATTACATACAGCTTCATCACAAGTATTATTAACTAATGCTATAGATGCATTAAATTATTTTAGTGATTTTATTAATCAAGCTTTTCATATATATAAGAAATCAGAACAGAATGTTATTATTACTGGATGAAAGATATATGAGGATTGATCAGTAATAGATATCATAGATTATGATAGTGAATGATTACTAGCTGCGAACTATACGAATTATATTTATTTAATAGATGGAGTTATTATAGCTACTACTACAGAAGATCTAACTAAATATTTATTAGCAGAGATAGATGTAGAATTAAATTGAGATATAACTAATATAAGACAATACAGATTATGGGTTGGTAGATGAATTACTTGATGAGAAGGTATACAATGACCACAATGATTACCATGAGCAGATGGTACAGATTGAACTAATTGAACAGATTGAACTAATGGAACTAACGGTACAGATTGAACCAACTGAATAGATGGTACAAATTGAACTAACGGTACAAACTGAATTGATTGAATTAATGGTACAGATGGTACAGATTGAACCAACTGAATAGATGGTACAAATTGAGTTGATTGAGTAGATTGAGAAATTTGAATTAATCGGAGATGACCGTATAATGTAGGTACTAGTTATCTAGTAAATGATTGAGTTACATATGAATGAAGTTCATATATATGTACTACTGATTCAATAGGTAATATACCTACAGCAAATACATACTGGGATTTACTAGCAAGTAAAGGATTGTTATATAATAATATAATATTATATCCTACAACAGCTAGTTGAGATTTCTGATATAATATAATGGTATCAGATTTACTAGATACAAACTTTGATGATCCAGCGATAGATATACCAACATGAGAGATATTATGAAATAATCAATTACTAGCTTGATTAATATCAGAGCCATGATTATTTATATGAAACATAGGAACATTAAATATACCTACAATATGAAACATAGCTAAGATAGCTGGTAACAGTCAACAATATGCAGAGTTTTATTTTGAAGTATATAAAAGAAACATAGATACTACAGAAACATTAGTAGCTACAAGTGCTACTACATGAGCTGTAAATCCACAAGATGATAGTTATTATCAATTTAGTGCATCAGCATTATTAAATGATTGAGACTGGGCTGCATCAGATAGGATAGTAATTAAATACTATGCTAACATGTTAGGTAATCCATGATCATATTATAATTTTCAATTCGGATGAGCTAGTCCAATAAGGACATCATTTGATTTACCAATAAATACTATAGTAAAAAATGCTAGTCAGATAAGTTATGATAATACAGCATCATGAATGACAGCAGATAATGTACAAGATGCCTTAGATGATATATCAGTAGATGGTTGAGAATACTATTAATCATTAAGGGTTTAAATGTATATCCCTAGCAGAAATAAAACACACGCTTAAAAAACATTTCCAAAATCTAAGAGAGAAGTTTTTTAGTTTACCTTCTCTCGCAAAGATTTTAACAAACCAAAAACTAAAACTTTTTAAAAACTAAAATTAAAAACTAAATTATTTTATTTTCATAATTAAAATATTATGGCATGAGGAACTAAGACATTTATGGATTTAATGTCTTCAAGCACAATAGCTGCTAAAGGGTTATCTAATACAGACAATAGTAAGTTTGCTAATTTTAATGATAATGCTGAAGCTAGTGATGATACATTATGGTCTAGTCAAAAGATTATGGATTCAATGAGTATTATAACATGACCAACATGACCTCAATGAGCACAATGAGCAGTATGACCTCAATGAATAGATTGAGCAACATGAGCACAATGATTAACATGAGCTGACTGAAATACATGATGAGTATGACCTACATGAGCTACTGGTGCTACATGAGCTACTGGTACAGCATGAGTACAAGGTATACAATGAGTACAATGAGTACAATGAGATGAATGACAATGATTTAATATAGCATGAATTTATAATTCAGTATCTGAATTACAATCATCATCTATAGCAGAATGAAACTTTGGTTTAGTAGCTGGAACATTAGATCAATCTGATTCAGATTATGGTAGATTATATTTATATAAAAATAGCGCTCGGACATATATTACAGACATGTCAATAGCATGAGCTGATTGAATTACATGACCACAATGAATACAAGGTATACAAGGTATTACATGAGCTACTGGTATACAATGAGCAGTATGACCTACATGAGCTACTGGTGCTACATGACCTACTGGAGCCGCATGAGCAACATGAGTTGATTGAAATGATTGAGCAACATGAGCACAATGAATACAATGAGAAGATTGAATACAATGACCTACTG